TTCAGTCATGTCTTCTGATATAACCTTCTTGTCTGAGTCTACGACCCAAGCACCTCTAAAGTGTCTATCAGATGGCTTAGTAACTGTAGAAGCATCTACAGTAACACCATTTTTATCTACTATATTTGTTGTCGGCATTTTTTACTCCTTATGCTACTTCTTCTAGTTTTACTACATTTTCATCAATCTTCCAAGCATTACGCCATTCTCTTGTACTTGGTAGCTGATCCTTTTTACAAATCACTAATCTTGGTTTATTAGCTTTGTCATAATTTCTCCACACTCTTTGTGGTATGTCTTTCATAATTAAATATTCTATGGCTTGTTCTTCTGTCATTGCTTCAACTGGTTTTGTATTATGCAGTAAATATCCTCTTGTATGTTTTTTAAAATCTGGCTTTGCTTCATCTTCTGCTAATAGCCAATACACTTCTACAGGTGGTAATATGCCACCTTGTAATGCACAAGCAAGCCAGTTAGGGTCAGGTACAGTTACCTTAGAACATTCTTCAGGTTTGTCTGGATCTTCCCATACAATGCGATAGTCTGATTGTTTACCTTCTAAGTTTTCTTTTGCCCAACACAATCTATCCCATAAATGTGTGCCTTGAAACTTTGGTGTTTTTATTGTCATGCTAAATCTCCGTGTACAATTACATTAGTTTCATGGTGGTCATAAGCAGTATTTGCTGTCTGACCAGCTACATGAAGTTTTGTAAGAGCAGTTGTTTTTGAACTATTTCCATCTTGCCCTAAAGCTGTACTATTATTAAATTGTGTACCAAAATCTCCAATACCATTAGATTGTGCAAAATCATCATTATTCATGTTATTAGCAAATGTAAGTGTTGATGAACCTGTATCAAGGTCAGTAATACTTGACATATTAAGGCTATCTCTAATGGCAGTAGTAGTGGTATGTGTGTAATTTACCCATACTTTAGCAACACCATTAAAAATATAACTCGTATCAATAGATTTCTCTGTTCCAGACTTAACTGAGTCAGATGTTGTTAATGTATCAAATGCTATTGTTCCGTTTGCCATTATGCTAGGTCTCCGTTAACTTGTGTCATAGCAGGGTCTTGGTCTTCTAAACTTGAGCCACCATCTGAAACTACTATTCTATATTTGTTTGTAGCGAGAGTTGTGGCATTAATCACCGAATGGTCGCCAGAACCTGAAGGACACCCACATGTAACTGAATATTCAGTATTGCTCATGTTGTTAGTAAAAAAAGGGTCATAGTCACCTGTACCATCATCAGTAACTGAAGCACAGTTAAAACTGTCACTTATGGCAAAAGTGCCTGTGCCATCTAAATTTACCCAATGCTTTGTCAACCCTTGTTGTAAATTCGTTGTGGTAGAACCACCCTCTCCTGTAACAAGAATGCTACCTGCTGAAGTTGTACCTGTTAAGGTGTTTGTCTTAATGGTACTCATGCCAGGTCTCCCATTACTGCATTACGTTGAGGACTCCATTCATAATAGGCTGTGTTATATCTTCCAAAAACTTCAAACTTGGTCGTAGTTAAATTATACGAATAATACACACCATTCAGAGACGTTATTAGACGTTGACCCAATAATACGACATAATTAGCGTTATTCATAGGATTAGAAAAAGTAATGTCCATGTCTGCAGTAGAATTATCTGTTGTGCTACTTATATTAAAAGAATCGATTGCAGAATTATCGCTACCAAAATTGTGTGAAATCCACGATTTTGCTATTCCTTGTACTAAATTTTGTGTAACACTTGTGCCACCATCAGACTCATACACAGATGTATTTTTAATCCTTATGTCTGTGCCTAGTGAACCACCAGTCTTTCTTATCGTATCTACAAATATTTCACTCACGATGTTACCAACCTTCCACCACTTTCAACTGTGAGAGTTACACCAGATGCAACTGTTAACGGACCCGTCACTTGTGCATTCTCTGTTGCAAGTATTGTTATGTTTGAAGTTAAAGATTGTGCATTCGTTCTAAACAATCCACCACCTTTAAAGTTACCTTTATTCTCATCTGCTGGTGTAACTGTGCCTGTCTGTGGTGCTAAAAAATTTACAAAAATATTATTCGTGCCACTTGAAGGTGCAGCCGTAAATGTTAATGTTGTACCATCTGGTATAGTGTATGCTGATGTATCTTGAACAACACCATCAACAGATACAAGAACATCTTGAACCGAACTTACAGTTCTACTTAATGTAAATGTTGTATCTGATCCGTCCCCATTAAATCTCTGAACAGCAGTTGTAGCCTCAAAAGTCGTAACTGGACCTTTACCAATAAAAGGCATTATGTAATCTCCATATATGATAAAGCAACATCTGTTGCACCTGTTGCAGTAACCGATATACTATCTGTTGCTTCTAAAACAACTTTGTTACCAGCTAGTAGTTCTAGCGATGATCCTGCTGGTATGGGTGCATTTGTAATAAGTTCTACTGTTTGATTAACCTCATCATTAGCATTTGTTCTATTGCCAGTATCAGATGTTAATGTTACTGTAGCAGTTACTTGACTTGTCGTTGTATTTCCTAATATCAAACCTAAGATTATAGTTGTCGTGCTAGATGCAACTGTGTAGATCACATCTGCACTTGTTACTCCTGCTTTACTTGATAATTTAAATGTATTTGCCATGTTATCATCCTAACGCTATTGCTAAAGCTGTTGCCTCGTTGGCTGCATCTGTAGCACTTGTTGCACCTATATCTGATAGTAGTTCTGATGCACTCCTACCCTCTATTGTTGTTCCATCGACTCGTAAGAAGTCATTATCAGCTACCCCAGATCCAAACTGTGCTACATTTGTATTTGATATGCCAACTGCAAGTGTTGCTGCCGTTCCTAATCCTATATCTGATCTAACTTCTGATGCACTTCTACTCTCTAATCCATTTGCAGTAAATCTTGCAAACTCATCATCTGCCACACTAGAACTATCTATTTTTACTGCATTTGTATTTGATATACCAAATGTTAAAGATGCTTGACCACCTATATCAGACAAAACCTCACTTGCAGATCTGCCTTCAACAGATGTCCCATCAACTCTTAAAAAATCATTGTCTGCAACTCCAGATGTGAAAGTTGCTACATTACCACTTGATATACCAGAACTAGGGATATCAGATGTTAGAGCTACAGTTCCAGCAGAGGAAGGTAATGTAACTGTAACATCTGCCGTGGAAGCTGGTCCTATTAGAGTAACTGCATTTGTTCCATTGTCTGTATCTTCTTTGAACAATATAGAACCAGCAGCAGAGGAAGATCCAGTTAAAACGGGTGCTGTTAAACTTTTATTTGTTAATGTATCTGTAGTTGCTCTACCTACAATAACATCTGTGGTGGCAGGTAAGGTTAATGTTGTATTACCTGCAAAGTCAGAGTGGGCAGGTGCTTTTAAAGCAGCATAGTGAGCATTAGAACTTTCACAATACATTCTTAATTCTGATTGTGCACCAGTGTTTTTTAATTCTATTACACCACCCTCTACTGTAAGATCATCACCCACAGATAAATCTGCACCTAATGTTGCATTACCACTTGCATCTAAAAACACAGTCTTTGACGCTGGTAACGTACAAAATATAGTTTTAGTTCCAGCACTAAAGTTTACTGCATTATCACTATTTGAACTGCTAATAACTGTGGTTCTAGCTATAGTGCTAGAATCACTACTTAATGTACCTAAACCGACTTCAAACTCTGCCGTGCCTGGTAATGTTACTGCATAGTATGTTGTGTTAGAATTACCAACCCCAGTGCCAAAAGTTTCAAAACCAGTTACTGCACCAGCTAAAGTCAGTGTACCAGTGCCAGTTGTAGTTGTGGTTTCTTTTACTCTGTCGTTTAATACTAATGCCATTATTTAAGCTCTATTGTTAAGTTAGTTGCATTTATTCTAAATATATCACCACTTGCTATTGCCTTACTTGCATCTAACGCACCTATAAATAATACATTACCACCAGATCCCACAACATCTAAACTGGCACTGGCTGCGGTTGTTATAAATACATGAGTGATTGTATTATTTGTGCCACCAGATGCTGGAAATTCAATATTGTTGGTGTTTTTGCAAGTTTGTGTATCAGCGGATTCTGCTGTCAATGTCCATGCAGAAGCTGCAACTTGTTGTCTTGCATAATTTGTAAACGTAGCCTCTGTAATGGCAGGGTCTCCAGACTCTCCAGTTGAATCATTAAAATTAGATACTGCCGTTGCTAGTCCAACATAAATGCTATCACCTGGTGAACTAAACGATGCGGCATTGTTTTTGAAAATAAAACTTAAAAGTCTATTTTCTAAAAAGGTGGTTGCTGCATTTGCTGTTGCCATTTTCTACTCCTATGTTCTCGGTCTTGATGGTAGACCAACTCTATATCCATCTGTATTTTCTCTAGCTTCGCCTAAATCTTTCAATCTTTGTAAACTTGCCATAAATAAATTCGTATAATTTGCAATAGTATCTGCTTCACCTTTCATAAAAGCATAAGACTCAACTATTGAACCATACAATAAAGTAAAAGGTGCATTTGTACTCAACCAAGTTGTGCCACTATCACTACCCGCAGTTAGACTTGTTGGTTTATAATAATAATGAAGTTCTATTGTATAATTACTATTTGGTGTTGGAGCTAACATAAAATTGTTTTGATCAAATCTAGCATAATATTTAGGGAGTCCAGTGGTTGTTGCTGCTGGTGTATACTCTCTTAAAAAATTAACATCTTTTGGTAATAAAAAACTTTCTGATCCAGATGTTGTTATTTGTAGTGAAAACGAAGCTAAATAATCTGAGGGAACTGTTAGAAATTGATCAGATGAAGTTAAAGTGCTGGTAACATTTTTCCTAAAAATTTCTAAATCAACAGTTTCAAATATTTTGTTTTCTGCACCTTTAATAAAATTATCTAAATTATTTACAAATGTAGTTTCTGAATTATCTACATAATCTTGAATCGCTGTTTTTAATGTTGCTAAAGTAAAACTCATTAATTTGTTATAGTGACTGGTCCAGCACTTGCGAACCCTCCACCACCTTTCTGTACAAAACTAGCAGTTGCACCTGCTGAAAACGAATAATTGTTCGTATCTACTACTGTAATTGAAAAACCAGATGACGAATTAATTGTTGATGATGTAATGCCACCAACACTTACAACATCTCTAAAACGAACAGTATCACTTGTTGATCTGCCATGATTTGGTTCATTAACAGAAACTGTTTGTGAACTTGCTGTAGTTGAAAAAGCATTTAAAGGAAGTAAATTTGGAACAGCAGTTTCATCTCTGTCAGGTCGAGCTTCTCTTATAGCTTCCGCATCAGCTCTTGTTCTTAACGGCTCTAATTGTGGATGTTTTTCTTCATACTCATCTTTTCCAACAATAGAGCCATTCCATTCTTTTCTAGTGTCTTTAAGACGATACCTAAATCCTGATCTATCTGATATTCTGTAAGCGTATTTTCCAGTAGCAAAAGCCATACTAAACCCTATAATAATCCAGTTTAGGAACCACATTAAATGCAGATCTATCTCTATCTTCAGCTATAGCTCTATCGAACTCTTCTTCGTAAACTGTTTTAAGAAGTTGTATTCTATCTGGTGCTTTTTTCATAGCTATATAATAAGCTAAACCTGCTGTAAGGCAAGGTATAAACCTAAAAGGTATTTCCATCGTGTTAACTTGTGTGTCTGCATCTTGTATTCTAGTCAAAGCGTCATAATGAATTACATCCGTGCTATTTTCTGGTGTTGGGAAAATTTTTAAATTTGGAGTTATCTGTCTATCCAAAAAATACTGAGTAGGTCTACCAGTAGATGTTTTGTTAGGTAAATTTAAAAAAGCATCTCTGCTGATTCTTGTCATTGTAAAATCTGTGCCACTTCTTCTTACAACTAAAGACAGTATGTCAATTAAATCTGTTCCAAGTGAATATTCAGAATCATTTGCTGTTAGAGCTTGTGTTCTCTGTTCTATTGTCCATTGATTTAAGCCACGATTTGCCCACTCAGCAAGCATTATATTTAAAGAACGCTTGGCAGTTTGCAAATCGTAACCAGTCCTTGTTTCTAAGCCACATCTTTCATAAGCTTCTTCAATGTACTCAGCTACATCTAAATCAAAGTTCGTGGAACTAGAAGTTGTCATTAAGCTTTACCGCCTTTATTCATCTTCTTCATTGCCATTCCGCCACCACGCATTTTTTTAGCCATACCACCGCCACGCATTTTTTTTGGTTTCATAGCCATGCCGCCACCTCTCATTTTTTTAACTTTGCCACCTTCCATCATTTTTTTAGCAGCATTTTTTAATTGATCGCCCATAGCCATCATTTTTTTAGGACTCATTGCCATACTTCACTCCTTTTAAGATTATTATAGTATTGTTGTCTTTGCTCATAAATATCTTCTACATTATAGTTACTATAATATTTATCATAATAACCAAGCTTCTTCAATTTATTTGCACTCTCTTGTAGCTTTGTTAATCGTTGAACGAATATCAAAGCATATTCTTCCTTTACAATTTCTGTAAATGTACCATCGTCAATAAGTTCATTTACATCATCGTCAGGGTGGAATCCCATTATCCAAATGTCCTTTTGTTTATATTCACCTTTATGAATTTTTTCATTTACATCACTTAAATGTTTGTGAAATTTTTCATTATTTTCAAAACACATATCGACAATAATTATTAGATCTTTATTGTCTTTGAAACAATCTATTAAGGTGTCTAAACAGTAGTATGAATATGTATTCTTAAAAGCAAAACTAACTCTTTTATCTTTCCAAGCAGTTTTTGCAAAAGGACACGAGGGTAAATTGTTATAATTTTTATTTGGTTTTTCTAAAGCATATCTAGACCATTCACGAATTTCTTCACAAATTTGATCTTCTATGTTTTTATACTCATCCATTATTTTTTCTTCCTACGTCTTGCAGCAGCTACTCTTCTTGGCTTACCTGCTGGTTGACCTAATCTTTTCTTTTGTGCTATTCGTTTTCTTTTTTCTGATGCAGACATCTCAGATGCAGTTTTTGGAGTTTTACTCGAAATACGTTTAGTAGGTCTACAATATGGAGTGCCACGTTTTTCACCTTTTTGTCTACCACACTTTTTGCCAGTTCTTTGATCTTTCCAATCTTCTTTAAACCATCGTTTAAGAGCTAGACCAGCTTTTGTTTTACGAACAGCCATTATCTAAACTTTGTTACTTTTCTTCTATTACTCATAACTACACCACAACCTCTTGCTATATTTGGATTTTTAGTTCTTCTTTTACGAGTTTGCTTTGGAACTGATCCACCATTTTTCATTTCTATTAATCCACCTTCAGCTTTTTTCTTGGCTTTTTTACCACCTTTGCCATAATTAGCTGCTCCTACCTTTCGGCACTTTGCAATAGCTCCTGAAGCATAAGCTGATGGAAAAACCCTGTAACGAGCTTTTACTTTATGATAACAAGCGTCTTTTGGCATAATTTATCTCCTAGTTAATAACTTCCAACAATTGCAAAAAAATTCTCTTTTTTTACATTTTCTACAAATCTTTTGTGGTTCACCTCTTACCACCTCTCCTTTTTTTAGCGGCACAATGTGCTTTTTGAGAAAATCCTTTAGGTCGTTTACAATTGATTTTCCTCTTCCTACTGGCACTCCATCTCCTTTTCTGTGGTGGCTTTGACACTTGTCGTGACATTTGTGCCCTGCCCATAACCATTAAAAAAACTTCTCAAGAACTGCAACACCAATTATTACTCCATATATTCCCCATAAACGGGTATCTAATTTATTTAATTTATTATTAATGCCATCAAATCTAGCATTACATACTGACTCATGTTTTTCCAACATTTTTAATAATTCTTTACTTGTCATTTAACACTTCCATCTTCTTCTTGCTTGTCTTAATCTACTGTTAGGATTTTTAGCTGCTTTAGGAAACTTTTTCATTTGACCCGCAGAACGAGCACAAAATGACTTTCTTCTTTTAGCTGCTTTACTTCCTTTCTTAACTTTGCCAGTAACGGCTGTTTTTAATTTACTGCCTGGATTTTCACGTCTATATCGTGCAACTCCAGCTTTAGTCATTCCCGCACCACTTTTAGTGGAGCGGAAATACTTTTTAGTTTTTGGAGGCTGTTTATCTTGCCTTCTAGCCATTAATAGCTCTTTCTGACCTGCATAATAACAGTGTAACTATCTGCTGAACTATGTCCTACAGTTGTGAACTTTATGTCACCAGTTACACCAGAACTAGCAGGATTCACCAAACCACCGAAAGATGTGTAATCGTGATGTCCACTTTGATTTTCACCAAGCTCTATACAAAAATCATCTGTTGTAGCATCGAATAGCACTTTAACTTTCATGCCATTACACTGCCACCACATTTTTTCAATAGTAGCTCTTGTGCAAGCTTCACCACGAACATTTTTTTGTAATGCAGAAACATCAACTTTTGTTACTGCATCTTCACCACTTCCGTCAGAGATATTAGTAAATTTAAAAACAGCAATTTGATTACCATCCTGTAAGGTTTGAGAGGTAACTGCGTCTGCCATATAACTCTCCTATTATTGATCAGCGAAAGCTGGAGCAGTCGTTGATGTTACGTTACCAAATATTTGATAATTAGTTGTATCAATTCCAACAATAGTTACATCGAATCCAGCAGGAACATTTAATTGTATACTACTGTTTGAGTTACCATCAGAAAATACTGAACTGACTTCATTACCATCAGTATCTAAAAATGTTACTCCACCAATATAAAAGTTTGTATTACCTGGTGTAAGAATTAAAGCATCAGTAGCATCAGCAGCTCCACCAGCGTAAATAAATCTAAATACTGATCCAGCTATAGGTGCTGGTAGTGTGTATGTATTATCTTGTGATCCATCTGGCACAAGTAAAATTCTACCACTATGAGTTGCATTTGTTAAAGTTACATCACCATCAGATAAGCTAACTGGAGCACCACCAAGAGTTGTTACCTCTGTAATAGTTCCAGTAGTTGAATTTTTGCTGATAGTCTTGACTGTGCTTTCAGATCTAATAGGACCTGAGAATGTTGTATTAGCCATGTAAATCTCCTTGTCTTGGCTATTGTCGAAGTTAATTCTTCGTCAAGGTTATTTAAGTATACACAAAAAAAAGGGGTCTGGAAAGACCCCTTTGTAAAAAACGAACAATTGTTCGCTTATGCACCTGGTGATCCGAAGACACATCTTGGATCTGAAAAGCCAAAGGCATAACGCTCTCTTGCTTTGTATCTCATGTTGCCAGTATCGAAATCAGCTTCCATACTTGTGCTTAATGGTGTTCTTTCAAAATACTTGAAACCATTAGGTGCATCTGTCTTGAGAAAAAACGCATCTGTATCTGTTAAGAAATGGTTGATAGTATAACCATCTGGTAACATACCCATGTTTTTGATTGCGTTTAAATCATTGTCAGAAGTACCTGTTCTTAATGTTGACTCAAGTAGTCTGTCAGCAACAAATTGTAATGCTGGTGGAACAATAAGCTTCATGCCTCTTAAAGCAACAATCATGTTTCTTTCATCAACAAATTGTGAAATGTCAATGAGAGCATTTTCTAATGATGTTTCATTAAGGTCTGCAGCAACTGTAAATTCATTTCTGAATGTGCCACCACCACCTAAAGGATGATCTGTTGCACAAAGCTCTTTACCATCACCACCAGTAAAACTTGAATCAAACGCATTGTTTAAAACTGCAGCAGCTTTAATTTGCTTTGTGTGAGACATTGATCTTGCTAACGCTCTTGTATATCTTCTACCAAGTTGGTCATACAAATTGTCTTCCATCGCTTCTTCTGTCAAAGCAAAAGCAAGTGAAATTGTTTCCATTGTATATCTTGAAGTATACACTTCGTTTGCATCATCAAATGCTACACCAGCACCTTCAGATTTAGTTTGTGCATTACCAAAACCACTTAACATGACTTCTTCTTCAAATGCTCGATCTGAAGTTTCTGTCTCAAATATTTCAGTATGCTGATTGTCATAACGATCATATTCCATGCCGAATAAAGCGTTAAGACCAGGTTCTAACTCTTTAACGAGTTGTGCTCTTGAAATAGCCATAATCTAATCTCCCTTACGCTAATCCTGCACCCTTTTGTCCAAATATGCTATTTTGAATAACCACTTGAACATTGGTTGCATCGGAACTAACATCGCTGTTCTCTGGATCTTGCGATATATCAATCGCTTTCAGAGGTAAACCAGCAGTAGTTGCACCTGTTGTTACATCCAACTCTGCACCAGAAATACCAGTTACAGTAGAACCTGAACTTGTATATACGATGTCAAAGTTACCAAATAAATCTGCAATAGGAAATGCAGCATCACATTGAATCTCATAAACAACATTTGGGTCATCTATAATAAAAGCTTCAATGTCTGAAGCATTTGTACTTGCAGGATAAAAGTTTGAAAAAGTTTCCTTTTTCGTGGTTGGGTCTGTAAACCTACAACCATTGAACACTCCAACTATTGGTACTGTTCCTCCATCAGCGTGCACTTCAACAGTGCCTCCTGTGACTTGGGCAACCATGTCACCTTGAAAGATAGAAGTTCCATAATTGGCAGCGATTCTATATCGGCTTTGTCCACCATGAAAGGCTTGTCCACCTATCATTTTTAAAGGACGCATTCCAAAAGCAGCATCTTGATTTGCCATTTTATACTCCTGTAAAATTAATCATTTAAAGTTTTCTTTCCACCAAATCGAACTTGTGATTTTCTTTCTGGTTTTAAGATTCTACCAGCCGATGACTCTGGTTGGTTAGCCAACTCTTGATCATAAACTGACATCTGATTTGAAGTTTTTTTGGCGAAATATTCATTTCGACTATCAGCAACTTCCTCTGGGACTCGTGCTAATAATAAACCTCCTTGACCAATTACTCCAGCATTCTTGCCTTCATCGACCACAGGGGTGTCAAAATCAGGATACTCCTCTGCACGCACTAATTCATATCCCTCTCTTCTTCGTTTATATACATTTTGCTTATCGTCAAAATCCATTACACGTTCTCTTATCCACCTGTGTTTATACCCCACAGGAGCCTCGGGTGCATCTAAGGTTGAAGGCGGCTTCCAATCAACTTTTCTTTCCTGTTTTTCACGAGTAGCAGACTCTCGATTTGATCTATCAGCCATCTTATGCTCCTTTTTGCAATTTGAGTTTTTGTTGTGCATATTTATCGTATGGCACACCAAGTCTATCAGCAGTACGTCTTTCACTTTCAGTTAAGACCACTCTCTGTTTACGTCCAGTTTTGACAGAAGCTCTGCCATTTACAGGTGCAACAGTTTGGACATTACTATTGCTCTGATCTTGTGGAAACAACTTAGCCATCTCTTTATCTATTTCTTCATAGTATCTGTCATCTGTAGCATCATACATTGTTGATACTTTTTTATCAGCTAACATTAAAGCTAAGTTTTTTTCAATTTCGTCATCTTTGCCATACCAAGGATTTTTAGCAATCCAAGCTTTTATTTTTGGATTGTCCTCTATTGATGGTTGTTTTACTTCTTCTTTTTGACTGCTCTGTCGTGCATCTTTTTGAGCTGCTTGTTCTTGCTCTCTTTGTTGCTTGAGGACTCTAAGTCTTTCTTTTTCAATATTGACCTGAGTAAGAGCTGAATTCGCCTCTGCAATCTTATCAACATCTTGAGCATCATAAGCCTCCTTTAACAATTGCTTAACTTGAGCCTCTTGAGATTGGACTCTTGTATCAAACTCATTTGTGTAGCCATTGGTGTATGTCTCAAGTTGTTTTTTAAGACGTTGATTTTCTTCTTCAACTTGTTTGCCATACTTTATAGCATTGTTCATGTCATCTTCTGCAGCTTTTTTCTTTGCGGTTAACGCATTTATTCTTTTTTGAACTTTTTCACTGTATGATTCAGCCTCATCAGGTTCTTCATCACGAACAATTGTCTGTTCTTGTTTTTCTGGTTGGACTTCTTTTTTTGTAGATTCTTGATTTTCATCAACTTCTACAACAAATTCATTTTCGTTAGAAGTTTCTTCTACTTTGTTTTCTTGTGCTTCATTCATCATTACCTCCACTATACATAAGAAATATCTGCTGGGTCAAGTATTGTTGCTATAATATTATCGTCATTTATGATTCTTAACTCAAGACCATCCACTTTGAACCTATTTCCAGCATACCTACCCATAAGCACCCATTGCTTCTCAGAACAGTATGCTCCATTTGGGAATTTATCAGAATCTTTATAGGCATCAGGTCCTAGTTTAACGACATAAGCAACCACAGTTGCAAAACTCTCTCTATCACGAGTTGCATCTGGAATGAATATCCCTCCCTTAGTCTTTTCAGACAAATAATATGGGATGACAAGCATTCTATATCCAGTTGGTTGTGGTAGTCTCTCTAATACAGATACGTCTAATTGAGATGGATCTTTGCTATTTTTATTAGCCTCCTCTTTATTATCAAAAGCTTTGGATATTGCTTTTGGTGTCGGATTTACTTTTTTCTGTGCTAAAATCCGTTCTGGCACATATAACTTTTTAGTCATCTTCTATACCTTTCATCGAGGTTCTTAGTTCTTCTTCAATCCAGATTAGACCTCGTATTTCACCTGTGATTGCTCGATAGTCTTCCATTGATCCTATCGCTCCATCAGCCAAAGATTCAGTTAACTGCTCTTTTCTTTGACGTATGTTCTTATAAAGATGTTCTGCTAATTTAACACCATCCATTATTCATCCTCTTCTTTAAATTCTATGACAGTAAAACAAACAGGACATTGATGCACGTCTTTTAATTCTGTTTTTTTTAAAGCTACTTTACATCTAATGCAGATTTTATCTGTCATTTCTTCATATTCTCTCTAGCTACACCTTTTGACTTTTCATAGGATCTCATTCCTCCGAGACCTAGTAACGAAAGGGTCAAAGTCATAAGTTCACCCGTGGCTAGTTTTGGCAAACTTATATCTGGCATCCATATCGCTGTTGCCCATTCTGCAATAGGCATGATAAAAAATTGAGTTAATAACCCTAGAGCACAGATCCACATTATCGCTGGGCGTGCTCCTGCAACAAATATTGAAGGATGTTTCGCCTGTTCGGCATTAGCTGCGATTTGCCCTTTCGCCAGCTCCTGGGCATGACGAGAAGCAAGCGTTGCCAAGTCATGTGCCAATTTGTTTTTCTGATCTTTATCTTCTATGAATTTTCCCACCAGACTTGTAACGGGTCCAATAAGTGCTTGTAACATACTACCTCCTAATACACTTTTGTCTTTTTGTCGTTCACATATGCCACGAGTTTACACATACATTTATAAGATTCAACCTTTTCTGGTATTTGCACAGATTGCTCTGTTAACTTTTCGGCATAATACAGACAATTGTTCACATCTTTAAAATAAATTTTTGCATCAACATTCATGTTTAGAAAGCACGTTAAGAGAAATGCACTCATGTTTTTTTAGCTTTTTTTAAAGACTCTTTTGCTTTTTTTGCTATACGAACTACTTCTGCTTTTTTCATTACTTTTGCCCTTTGTTCCATGACAGTAAGGATTTGAATTTTTCGAGCATAAGGTTTATTAATTCTTCTAACTTTTGCAACTGTTGCACGAGCATCAGCAGGAGTTGCAAATTTAATACTAACAGTATCTTTTGGATTTTCGTCAGTATAGAGTCTTCTACCTGAACCTTTAGGTTTTTTGCCAGTGCCAACTTTTGGATCTTTTTTCGCCACTTAATAATCACTTTCTCTTTTTATTACTCATAACGCTTTTTAAAGATTTAGCTTGTTTTTTATGTAAAGCACTTGCTTTTTTTAAACCTTTAATAACTTTTTTAATTTTATTTTTTTTCTTTGGTGCTATTGCCATGTTTCTCTCCTTATTTACCATTTCTGTTCATTATTGCAGATGCTCCCATATATGCAGCAACGATGCCACCCCCAGTGATGTAAAACAGATTACTAATATCGGCAAGTGCTTTGACTCTGTCGAGATCGACAAAAAACATCGCAGCAGTAAAAGTAGCCATAGCAACCAGACTAGCAGTAGCCATACGTCTTTGTGCTCTTTGTTTTCTAAGATCATGCTCAAGTCTTTTGATCTCTGCCATATGCTCAAATTCTTCATCGCTAACTACTCCGTCCTGATTGATATCGTAAGACGCATATTTGGATTTATCTTGTAATTTTTTTTGTTTCATCTTCTGTTTTCCTTATACATCCAAGCAAGTAAAAATACAAAACCTACAACTGTACAAAACAAAACAAACCAACCTACATATTCCCATATCTTACGGATAAGCTCCTGTCTCTCATAAATCTCTTCTTTTCTTTTTTTTCTTATCTCGGCTTCCATACGCAAAATTTCTGCCCAGGAATTAGCCCCGTAGTGAAAATTAATAAATGATTTGAGCTCTTGGCGTTGTGCTTCAAGTTTCTTTTTTGCAGTAAATGCTTCTATTGCAGAGGCTTCTATCTCTCTTCCTTTAAATAGTTTTCTAAGTGGCGAAGCATTCTTCGCAGACTTCTCAGTATTTTCTACATCTGATATGGCACCCATCCAACGACTTAAATCTTTTCCCATAGATTCGATTTCACGCCCTGCGGCGAAACCTTTTTTGATTGCGTTGAACGCCGTATTAGCTGCCGTTATAGCTATACCAATTGAGGCGGGATCTAGCATTAAAATATCCCCTTGAATTTTTGTGGTTTAGCTATATCAGAGAACTTTTTAATTATGCCACCATTAGCTTTTTTTACTGGCTTTTTTGGCTTTCTTTTTCGGCTTGTTGATTTTGGCTTTGACTTCCCCGCTTTCGACAATGCTATCGCCACTGATTGCTTCTGGGGATACTTCTCCGACCTCAACTTCCTGATGTTCTTGCTGATCGTTTTCTGGCTCTTGCCTTTCTTCAACGGCATCTAGAACTCCCTCTTTTACTAATCTTCTTTTTACTTTCTTTTGCTTTTCTTCTTTCCAAATTTTTTCTCTAATAGAACTAACCATAGTTTATCCTTTCATTTCTTTTGCTGCAGCAATATCTCTTTTGGTTTGATCGTTTTGATTTGCTATTTCCTCTTGTTGATCAAGTCTTTGCTGATCAAGAAGAACATCATTTCTTTCTTTGTCTTGTGCAAATTGTTGTTTAGCTTCAAACTGCTCTTGTCTTTGAGCCAACTCTTGACCTTTTAATGCTAACTCTTGTTTTCTTATAGACACTAGAGGATCTTCACTAGGTGGTGGAGTAATGGATTGTGCATACTGCTCACTAACTTCACTTGATATTTCAGCAGCTCTTGATGCAACTTGATTTTGAAACTGTTGCATGGCATTAGGATCGGACTGCATCATAGCTTGTTGCTCTGGTGTCATGTTAGCTGTAATTTCTTGTTGTGCTTGTATTTCTGACATCATAGCAATGTGTTCAGATATATGCCCTTGCAATGTCATAACAATCGAAGCATTTGATTGAGCTATCGGTGTTGCGATCATAGCTAAATGTGCAGATATATGAGCTTGATGATTTTGTTCTGGAAAAGCCTGCAATCTTGCTCCTCTTAATGCCTCTTGATTTTCTTTTGCTGGATTCATGGGCATCGGCTGTGGGGGAGGTTGCAACACAGCATCTATATTCGACACGCCTAATGCTTCATACATTTTTCTATAGGCTTGATACATTCCATTTTGCCCATGAATTTCTGGATTACTTTGTGCAAGTTGCAATTGTGTTTGTGCTAATGCAATCCTTTGTGACATAGAAAAAATGTTTGGATCTGATACAGGTAACACATCTATTCTTTGATCAAAGTCAGATTGTTTTATTTCTGGTGGAGCACCTGGCACTTGATAAGGATAGATAGGTGCACCCATTGCAAATATTCTTGCAAGTATTTTAAACTCTATTTTTTGTGAATAATGTAATCTTTTATGTATGGCAGACATGACTTTTGTACCACGTTCCATTATAGCCATCGTTGTGCCTACAGGTGAGTTGCCTTGCATATCACCAACTTTCATATCAGCCATAGAAGCAAAGCGTCTACCTGAGTCTATTAATGTCCCTAATAGTGAATATAAAGTTTGTGACGGCTCTTTAAATGGCAATGGCATAATAGCTTGACGTAAGTCCATGCCAACCATATCAACATCTCTAAACTCGCCTGGGTTTAGTGGTGTTTCGTCATCTCGTATACGAGCACCTCTAGCTTTAAATCCAGCAGGCAGATTAGATAATGTTCCTGCATCTATTAATTGTCTAAGTATTGATGTAGAAGCTCTTGATAAGCCTCCAATCATATGTGTAAGACCAAAGCCATAAAACCCAAGACCAGGCAAGAACTTATAGTGTACAAAATAAGGTATCTTACTGCGTAACGGATCGGCTTCGTTGAAATTCCTCTTGATAGATAATACTTCACCAGATTTCTCCACGATTGTGACGATATAAGGCATCTTCAATCCAGTGTTTTCGCCCATTTGATTTTGATCCTCAAAACCTGGCAAATCTAAATCGGTGTGTATTTCGTATAATGTTAATTCTTCGTTGTAACTTGACTCTGAATGTACGCCTTCAATCTCTTTTATTGTTTCTCTTACCTCATCATAATTAGCTCCATCGGAGTCAGATGTAGGCAACTCTATATCTTTGTAAAACCCAGATAGTTGCAACTTTCTTATTTCATTCGAATCCATGCGAATAACATGACAGATCCTCGTGGAAGTCTTTAAGTCTGTAGCATTGTATGGAACAATCAAGTCCTCTGCATGAACAAACTTAGAAACTGCCCTTTGCAACGAAGGGTCAAAATAAACTTTTTTAAATGATGAACCTACAATTGGGAGATAAAATAACATCTGATCTAACTCAGGGTCATACTCTTCCATCTCGTAAGTTATCTGATAATTCATAAAATTTTTAACACGTTCAGCCTGTGCTGTAACTTCAGGAGTTTCTTGTCCTATAATGGCTGTCTTAACAGGACCTCCAGCAGGTAATAATTCTCTATATGCTTGTGCTTGAAACTGTGTAACAGATTCAGCAAGTAAAGGATGAACAATACCAGAAGCACCTTCAAAAGGCTCTGCTCTGTCTTCGTAATTCATTCCTAATAATTCTAATCCACTTTTGTACTGATCTTCCCACTCTTTTCGTGAATTAATATCCTCTTGTACTTCACCAACAAGGTCTGATGATATTCGACCAAGTTCAGTGTCATCAATAAATTCTGCAAGGTTGGCATTGAAAGGCACTTGTATTGGAGTTATCTGCTCTTCTATCTCACCAATAACAACAGATCCATCATCCATTTCTGTGACGTTTGGTGCTAACTCAGCTTCTTCTACTTCTACAGATGTGACACCCTCAGGTGCATCTATATTCTCAACTCCGTCTACCTTTTCGACTGCCATAATTTTACCTTACTTTGAATTTGCCACCAGCTCTTGCGATACCCATGCCTTTGCAGACACCACCACCAGAACCCATCTTGACAGGTCCACCATCTTCAAATCTCTCAGCTAATGCTGGGTCCATTTTCTTTTGCACTTCTTCTGGCAGCTTTGAAAAGCCTTTGAACTTTGAGGGAACAGCTTCACCGCCTTTTTCCATCTCTTTTGCTTTTACTTTTGCAATGGCATCTCTTAAATTTCCTTGTGTCATAAGACCTCCTTCTTTAGCCATTTTAGGCATAATTGTATTTTTTTCAATAGACATTCCTTTAGGCGTTGTTATCGAAGCACTTTGAATTGATATCTTGATAGGCTTTGTCCTAATCTTCTTAGCTGTCTTAGCACCTTTTTTAAGTTTAGCCATTGTTTTGGCTGACTCTTTTCTTCTCTTGTCACCAAAAGGATCAGCAGAAGCCAAGCCACCTAATCTGAATAACTTCAATTGTTTCATTTTAGTCATGTCAATAGTCTTGACCTCAGGAGTTTTCTTTACTCTCAACTTAGGCGTGCTAGGACCAAAATATTTGCCAGGAACTTTCTGACCACGCCTTTCAAGCTCTGCGTAAGTCCTTCTTCTATCTGCTTCGTCTGATGACATTACTTCATACCCTTAAACTTACCACCACGACCTGGCACAACGCCACCCATGTTCATCTTTTTAACTTTACCACCATCCATCATGCCGACAGGTTGTGATTTTGTCATGTCCATGACTTCGCCACCCATTTCTTTTTTTAGAACACCTTCTCCTATTTCTTGGATTTTCCTCATCAAATCTTTTTCTTTTTTAGAAAGTGATTTTGGTTTAAAATTTTCTGGCTTTATGCCTGCCAAAGCTTTTTTAATATTTTTTTCAAAATCTGCCATTAGTAATACTCCATCTTTCTTCTATAAATTGGTTCGTCATCTTCGTCATCAGGTGTAGTGATAAAACCACCCTGTCTGAATCTTAGTATAGCTTGTGTCATCGAATCTGCCAAGTCATCAAAATCACCATGTGGAAAACTAGCACATTCTTCAACAACCTCTTCTGCAAAATTAGCATCGGGTCTCCATACCATACCACTTTCAAACACAGGTGCACAAGCATTCATTCTTGCAAACTTATCAGCACCTTTGCTTGGTGTGAACGGAGTTACAGGTATACCCATACGTCTTAGCTCTTGTGTCAGTGGTGTACCACTTGCTTTTTGCTCTATCAATATCATGTCAGGATCATATGCTTCGCACAGTTCTTGTGCTTTAAGTTTGAGTTCTGGAAAATCCCAACGACCTTTTTCTGCGTCAAGCAAGATGATGGCATCTCCTTCACCCTCAACAGGTGTAAAAATACCCCAAGTAGTAATAGCACTATAATCAGAACGCTCAGTCTTCGTGAAAGCCGTGTCGTATGATTGTATGATGTATGAGCACACAGGTGGCTCAGAACGATCCCAAACATTCCACCATTCCCTTTTTATAATTGCACCCTCTTCAGCAGTAGGGTTTTGCATATATTGTGAGTTCCATTTTGACACAGGTATCGAAGATTTAACAGCTTCTAATTCTTCTTTCGACCAATATTCCTCCCATAACACATTACCTGTGTCAGGAAATATTGCAGGAAACTCTACGACTTCCCATCTGTCAGCACCACCTTCTGCTTGTTTTTGCAATACTCGTGCAGTTAAATCCTTGATACCCCAACGTGTCATGACAATGATAATCGATCCACCAGGTTGTAATCTTTGTCTAGGACCTGAAGTATACCAATCATAAATACCATCTAAAGCAGTTGGACTTAAAGCATCTTGTTCAGAAACAGGATCGTCAATAATGAGCAAATCAGCACCTCGTCCAGCCAAAGCACCTCCAACACCAACGGCATAATACTCTCCTCCACTATTTGTTGACCATCTTCCTGCAGCTTTTGCATCTGAGGCAAGCTTAACATCAGGAAAGATATCTCTAAAATCTTCACTATCAATCAGATTCTTTACTTTACGACCAAAGCCAACGGCAAGTTCAGCCGTATGTGTTGCTTGAATAATCTTTAAATCTGGTCTTTTGCCCATCAGCCATGCAGGGAATAAGTAACTTGCAAACTCAGACTTGGTGTGTCTTGGTGGCATATTAACAATTAAACGCTTGATCTTGCCATCAGCTACAGCTTGCAGTTTCTCACCATAGATCTTATGATGTCTGCCCTCGATAAAGCCAGACCATATCTTTTTTACAAAACGTAAATAATCTTCTTGAGACTCTGATCTGTCCTCTAACTTTTTAAGTCTTTTTAGTAATGGTGCTACTTTTTGTAACTCATCATCACTTAAATACTCAGCATATTGTAAGTTGTTCATGCTACCTTAGATAAAAATCTATCCACTGCTGCTACTGTGCCACCTTCTTGCATTCTTCTTGGAGTAGGCACACCTGTTATTCTTGCAATCAAATCATTTAAGTTACCCACATTAAAACCTACAGGTGTAAAGCTTGCTGTTGATGCAGGAGCTGTAGATTTAACGACTGTCGGTTTTGGTGGTTCTGGATCTCTTATTACAACATCACCTATTTGATTCGGCGGCTGATCATCTTTGTCTTCTTTTTTTTTGTCTTCAGTAGCTTTTTTCAAAAACTTTGTAACAGGGTCTTGATTATCACCAGAGTCCATAGGTGCATTTGGATCCATGCCCTCAACAAGAACTCCATTTATCTTAGCTCCAACTAGAGTATTACCATCATAGACGGGTGTTGCTCCTTTATTAAGAACAGCATCAAATACTCTTTGTCTTGAGAAATCAGATATTAAATTTAACCCAGATGTTAGTGTTGGAATGGTAAAGTTGCCAACTTTTATTCCTGCATCAGGAAAAGGCTGTTTAAATTCCTCTGGTGCTCCTATGCCTGCAGCTACTATTGGTGATAACTCTTGATCTATTCCTCTTGGAGTTGTCGTGATTTGTCTGCCACCAAATATTTTGGCAGCATCGGGAACAGTTTGTCTAAATGTGTTTGCATCATCTATTCTCTGTTCACGACCAATCCTTGCTAAAACATCAGGAGATACTGTTGTTAACCTGTCATCTTCTGGAGTAATTGTTTCAATATCAAAAACTTGATCTGGCAATCTATCTCTTCTTCCTTCTAAAGTTTCTAATGCTTGATCTGGTCTGGTTGCTTTTTCTAAATTTCTTCTTTGTTGAGCTTCTTGACCTAACCTTAGTAAATTATCGACAGTTGGTGCTATACTTGGTCTACCTGTAATTTCATCTACACTTACTGGAAACCCTCTGTCAGCTATAGATCTTGCTCTATCTTCGTTTCTTTCTGCTATTTCAGACAATACATCATCTTCTCTGTCTGTTACCAAATCAGGTCGAGCCCTTCCAAATGGATTCAACGATGGAATGTTACCTCTTGATTCTGGTCTTTGCTCTCCAATTGGAGGAACACCTATTTTTGGTGCATTTAAATCGTCTAAAGTTAAAGCTAAAGGATTTGGATCAAAGTCAAATAAAATATTACTTACTTCTTTTGGATCATTTACATTAACAGATTGCACAGCTCTGTTTAATAACTCTGTTGGAATGTTTCTTGACTCTGGAGAACCTATTTCAAACTTAGCTTGTGTTTTCATAATATTGGGCATATCACCAATATCAAGTTTATCATCTCTCAACTTTCCCGTATTTTGTGCAAATTCAAGCAATCTATCTGCATTACCACCAGGATTGTATGTATCAAAATACTCACCTACTGTTAAGTTTGGATCTCTATTCAATTTTGTTTGAAAGTCTCTTCCTACACCTCTTAGTGCAAACGGAAGATTAAAAAATGTTGCAAATCTGTTTCCTCCAGAAAGACCAGAGCCAGGTGCAACGCCTGTTGTAAAGCCACCTGATTTTTCAAGACCTATATTTGCTCCTGTAGCAGGATCGTCAGAAAACAGAGAAGTGTCTGGTGTGCTTAATGTGCCACCAGCTATTTCGGCTGGAGATAAACTTACACTTTCCCCAATGAACGGATCACTTGTGTCGCTTGAATCATTAAAACTGTCACCACCTCCAAATGGGTCAGAGGGGTCATCAAAACCAGAAAAATCACTAAAAGAAGCATCCATTGGGTCTCCACCCTCTCTCATCATCGCAACTGGTTGTGCTGGTGGCATCATAGGCATTGGAGCCATAGGAGCCATTTGTGACATTTGTGGTTGGAATATATTGACGTTACTTGTCACTGGAGAGACAGGAGCTGTGGAGGATGGAACAACCCCTGTCTGAATCGGAGCCACGGCTCCATTTCTCGGCAAAGTACCTAAAAATTTATTGAAAGCACCCCTACTTTCAGCAGATGTCTCTAATTTCACCTGTGGTGGTTGACCTGGTGATGGTGGGGTAGGCATAAATCCCCCAAGAGGTCCGTTTGCCATGTATCTCTCCACAAAAAACTTGTTCTTGTAGAGATATTATATCAATTATTTATTTTTGACAACAGAAAGCCCATCTCTTTATCGCTTTGTGTGATGATTTTAGCTGACATAGGGTCTAAACTGTCCTTAATTGACGTTAAAGTGTCTTTTATCGACTGTCTTAGCCTCGTAATCCTGTCCATGTCGTATTTTGTCAGTGGTTCTTGATGTTTTTTTATATTTTCATGTGCTTTTTCTACTTCTTCACCCCCATTTTGTAAAAATTGGAGTGCCATGTGCACAGAAACTGGCATTCTTTGCGTTCCATACTCGTAATGACACCAAGTTCTTAGGCTTAGTCCTAGTTTTTTGGATAATTTTGCCTGACTCATGCCTAGAGTTTTACGAAACTTGTAAATCTCATTGCTTGTCAGGTCTGCATACCCGTAATCAGTTCGCTTCATTGGCTTTCCTTTCGTCAATGTTTATTAAAATATTATTTTTTTTCATGTCTGCAATTAATTCTTCCTTCGTGCCGTAACGATATGCCTTGCCATTCCAGTCGCAGCAGGCATTGGCTACGTTTTTAAGGAGAGAAGACATCTCCATGCCCTTACACCACAACGAAGTCGCTATCTCTTGCATTAAATGATTGTCACTTCTGACATTGAACTCCCTTGTACGAGGGAGCTTGAATCTATATGTTGCCATTTGTACCTCATTTCATACTATATATAGTATTGATTGCACAAAAGTGCAAGATTTTTTTGTGAAAAATTTTTTTGGTGGTCGTTTTTCAAACAGATGGGGGTCGTTTGAGGTAAACTTGGTGTAGAAAGTTTTGTGACAAAAAATGTAATTTTTGGTGGTGACTATGGTATACCATCCCCGATTTATTCAATAAAAACAATAACTTAGACAAAAAAATAACCTGCTATATTAAGCAGGTTATTCTTTAAAATTCGATTAGACAATTATGATAATTGTCTAATCCTTTCATTTAGATCTGCTAGCGTTTGGCTATCCAATCCAGCAATTAATGAACTTGAACCACGTTCATTATCATCTGAAATAAATTCAAGATCATTTGTATTTCTGTTTACATTTGATTGAATTAATATTTCATAACCATTGTTACTGTAATTATCTGATTGACCATAATTAACATTAAACTCTTGCTGATTATGTGTAACTACAAATGGTCTATAATTTTCATTTGCTCTAATCTCTGAAATTGTTCTTCTAACAGATTGTGCATTGTTAATATTACAATGAGCCATAATCTCTTGTGTAGATCTTACTTGACCTCTACAAAAAGCCCATAATTGACTTTTAACAGTGTTAGCAGATCTTCCTATGTATGATGGGCTATTTAATTGTTCTGCCACTGTACAAGGCTTAAATCGAGTTTGTAGGCTATGATCTAACATATTAGATAAAAACTTGAACCATGTTTTAAGCTTGTTCATCTCTAATGTTCCACCATGTGATCTATTTTCAAATGTCTTTTTAACATTGTAATGATTAATATTTAGAGCTGTATATTTATATATTCCACGTGGAGCAATAGAGTTTAAAACATCCTTCAAGCTTTCAATGGTTGGATTTGCTCTAAGTATTTGATCACATGATTTAGGGAACTTGGCATAATAACAATCATGCCTAGATCTTGCAATTGTACTTTTATAAAAATCAATATGTTTAGATACTCTATATCCAATGTCTTTATAAAGTTCTAATGGTAATTGACAGTTAACATCAAACAATTGTTCTAAGTTATTTGGATCAGATAAATAATTATTTGAATGTCTTTTCATTTGAATTGATTTTATAGTAAACTCTTCATTTGTAAGATCTGATCTAATTGGTAACGTGGATAAATGAACATGAGCAGAACAAGCTTTGTTTACGTATCCACCATTTGAACTAACAAAATTACAAGCTTGTTCTAAATAATCCCAAGCCAATTGACAATCTGCTAACACTGGCAAATCCATTTCATAATCTGCTTGGCTACCATCTGTCTTGATTGTTAAACCACCAATAGGATTTGAACTAGTTCTATTCAATTGATTTAAATCATAATCTGAATTTTGAGAGTTCATAAACTCTGGTTCAAATCCAAAGGCAAATCTTGATTGATTGTTTATGTTTTTAAATTTATTTTGCATTTTTTTTTCCTTTCCAAAATTAAAAATTAAATACAATATTTAATATATACTATATAGCAATCATTACAATACCTAAATGCGAACAATTTAGAGCTGAAGAAAAAAATCCAATAAAATCAATAACTTAAAAAAAATTTTTTTTTATTTTTTTTTTTATTTATAACCCTATAAAACCACTGGAAGGTTGATGCTTCATGAGCCAGATGGCTGCGAAGCCCGATCCCCGATCAGCCCGATCTGCTGCCTGCCCGATCCAGTACGAACAATTGTTCGCTCTCCAGCAAGAAAAAAACCCAGACCCGTGAAGGTCTGGGCTTTCGCCTCAGGAAAGTTTTACGCCCACTGCTTCCCACCGATTCTTTGATGATGAACCATTGGCTTCTCGCTTTCACGAAAACTTTCTATAATTGCTTTGTCAATATGGTTATCAATATCTGCATGATAAAACTTATCCCATACTCCCTTCAATCCATTCCTAATGCCTCTGACATAAATTGGACTTGGTGTATGAAAACCTTTGTAGTTCATGACATACGCAAAGCCAGTTATACTTTCTCCTTGCGTTCCCTCGTAACCAGTTACCTCAATCTTGTCATACAATGACGGATAACTCTCGAATCGATCCAAGGATTTTTCGCAAGACTCTGTGATTTCCCATATAACACAAGGTGCATATTGGTCGAATCCTTTGACAGGAACAATATCTGCTACATTGTTAAACTTTAACCTGTAGCCGTAAATATGACCGCCACCTATAACTTTAGCTTTGGGACATCTAATCGCCATCGCATCTTTGTTAGTGTTTGCTCCGTAAGCAAAATAAATTTTTTTCTGCATTTTTTTCTCCTTTGGCTGAAATTAATTTATAGTATATATATAGTATTGATTACTACATTAGTCAATATCTTTTTTAACTTTTTTCCATTTTATTTCTCCCTGCAGATCTAAACCATTAAAGCAACTAACACATATACACTCATATTCTCCCATATCATAATCCTCCTCTATGTCTCCATGCCAGTAAAAATATAAATTAGGCTTATATTGTTCGCTCTCATATAATGAGTCGTCACCTTCGTTGTCTATATGATCTTCATTAAAATCATCACATATTTCACACTTTGCCATTTATTCCTCCTTCTTTAAATACGAACAATTGTTCGGTTACAGGATAAAAAAGAAGCTGGGCTACAAACCCAGCTTCAGCTCCTCCCTTCTTAAAATGGTACGATTATTACGACTGCACAAACCATTACCCAGAAGGTAACCATTTGCACGATTGTCAATGCAACTTCCCACTTAGTCATTTACCGCCTCCTCTATTTCATCTTCGTTTTGATTAATTTCTTCCTCTATTGTATCAAGGTAGTGATCTACATTTTTGAAGTAAGGAATCTGACCATGTGCATCAAGATCTTCCTTAGTGCCATCACTCCAACGTATAATTATATTGTAACCTGTAATTGTTTTTCTCATTTTTTTCTCCTTTGGCTGTTTATATATACATAGTAATCATTACTATATATAATGTCAACAACTTTTTTTATTTTTTTTCTATTGACATATCTGGTAATCAATACTATATTAATAAATGCTCATTATGTGTGAGCGTTACATTTAGAAGAGTCGAGAATTTTCCTTTCCAAATATTTCTCGACTCTTTTTTTATTCCAGGCACAACTCCGAACAATTTCAGCAGGCACAGCTCTTTCCAGGCATGACCTGCGTCCAGCCGTGAGTACGAACAATTGTGCGTATTCCTTCCCAGGCAGGTAGCTGGACCTTAACCTGATGAAGTTAGACCCAGAACCAGCACAAAAAAAATCGGGAGCAGGTGAACCCCGTTCCCGATTCTTCCCGAACAATTTAGCCCGATCAGGTTTCTGTCTCGTTGAAGGCGACTTCTTCCAAAGCATACCAAGCCAACGCATTTAATATCTGAGTATCAACCCCATCATTTATTGTTGCTTGGTCAGGATACCCATGTATCGTGTCAGCTACCTCTGACAAAGTGGGCTGGATATCGTACAAACAATTAAAGCCTTGCACCATCTCAAAAGCGTTAACGCCCATGTCGCTGGCTTGCTCCTTTAAATATTTGTAGATATGTTTGATGTTGTCTTTCGCAAATTTAACAGTTTCGTTATGGTAAATGAAACCACCAAAACCTCCAGAGGCTCCACCTTTAACAACATCTTTGAAAGTTTGCTGCACATCATCGCACTTTAATTGCTTGATAACTGCTTCTTTTATTTTTTCATAACTCATTTTAAATCTCCTTTGGCTGAATTATATATATAATATATAGTAATGATTACATAGTGTCAACACATAAAAACATTTTTTTTTATTTTTTTTTACAGCCTGGAGGCAGCACCTGCAGCGTAACGACTGCGAACAATTGTGAGTATTCACCAGGACAGCAGCAGGTGTAGCCTGGTGAAGGAGGCTGTGCAGCACCTGCTGGACCTACCAGTCCGAACAATTGTGAGCGTTCAGGGCAGGACGCAGCGAGTCCCGCTTCGATTCACCCCGATCTCGCCTGGGCAGCACACCCTGCTGGACCTGACTCCGAACAATTGTGCGTGTTCGGCAGCAGGTTACGCCTGGACAGCCTCCCGACTCCGATGCCTCCCCTGCTGCCTGACCAGGGCAGGACCCTGAAGACGAACAATTGTGAGTATACAGCCTGCAGCAGGAGGCTGGAGTCCGATCCGATCCCGATACCAGGAGCTTACCTGCACCTGAAAGCGAACAATTCTACGCATTGGCAGCGTAAAACAGCCCGATCCAGACTCCCGATCCCGATGCTACTGGAAATTGTTCGGCAACTCCGTCAGGCGACACGCCATGTGCAGAGCCCGATCAACCCACTCTTAGCTATTTTTCTCTATCTTTTTTGGGCGTATATGGGTGACGTTAGCTTTTTTCATCCGATCCTGTGCTTTTCGTTGCAAATTCTCCAGTTCAGCCAGAATATCCTCCTTCGTCATGCTATCTACTTTCTCATGTAGCACATGAGCCTTGTTAACAAGCAGTCCAGAAGCCTTTAAGCGTAGTTCTTCAGCCCGAATAGCTTCGCTATACCTTTCCCGCTCCAGAGCCTCATTACGGATCTTTAAAAGATCCCGAAGAGATTTATCAAGCGTTACACCAAATCTTGACCTGTTCTCTTCCTGCATTTCTTGCCAACGCTCCTGCACCACAGGATTTCTTAGCAACCTCACTGCATCTACGCTAGGATTGCTATATCCAGCTTGTCTGGCTGCATTTGTCTGCGTCATATCCTTGTGTATAAAATTATCGAGAAAATCCTGTTGGCGTTGCGTTAATCTTTTAAGACCTTTGTCTCTTTGTTCCTTTGGTAAATTTTCGCCTACTTTTGGCATACGTTTTCACTCCTTGTTGTTACGTTAAATAGGGTTGGGGGAGGTGGGTTACTTACCACCCCCCTATACCCCCTATAGGGGGGGAAGTTCGGTAAGTTGGTAAGTAGCAATAAAATCAATGACTTACAAGCCACAATTAACTTACCAAGGTAAATGGTAAGTTTCGTAAGTAAATTAAATTTATTCAACAAAATCAACACCTTGCAACTTACCGAAGTTTTTACTTCCCGTGGAAGTTGGTAAGTTGGTAAGTAAATCGTCATAAATACGAACAATTTTCGGGTCTGGCGTGCACCTGTACCAGTTGCCCATTTCGGTCTGTTTATAGTCCAGTGCCCAGAGTGCTTTCATAAACGCATATTCACAATCAAAACAATGTTCATGCGAACAATTCATGTAATGATGCACATCAATATCCAGCTTCTGGGCTAATCCAAACTCAACAAAACATCCCATGCACAGGCTTTTTTTCATAAGCGGGAACGCCATACCCCGAACAATTTTCTGGTTACAGTTGCAGCATCTTTTACTTTTGGCTTTCATTAGCTACCCTCCGATCCAATTGACGTTGCGATTTTTTAGCCCGCTTCTTCATGCTCTTCTCCCATTTACGGGATGTGGAGTGCGTTTTTGATAACATATCCTTGTGCTTCATTTTACGACTCCATGACACAACTAGGCTGAATTGATATAGACTCTGGTCGATCTCCAAACTCTTGTCTAATTCTAAGTCTAAGCAACTTTTTTGAGTGCTTGATATCATCTTCACATTCAGCTACTGTCTGATACTTCACCTGGCTTTCATGCCACATACACTTGGTTATACCACCATCGTGACGACTTCCTGCGATCCATACCACACATATATAAACAATCATCTTCGACATAATTTTACTACCTTTACATAAATTTTTTCAAACAAAGACAACTCCCTTGTGGGAGTTGCATTGTTAATATGACTAATAAGATTTTTCATAAAAATCTTATTAAACTGCGATTTGTTCTTCATCGTCCCTGTGACAGGGATTCCACCTTTGTTGGATTTCCCTACTTTCCTCTTCATTAACACCATAAGACGATAAAGCCCTCGACATGACACGATCCGCCGTATCTGTCCAAACTTTTGCATTAAGCATTGCCCAAATCCATGCACCAATTTCTCTCTCCTTTACTGTGTTGTTATAAGATTGATTATCACCCATAATATGCCCGATCTCATGCAAAGCCGATACATAATAACCCGTATTCTTAGTCGGTCTAATATGTATGTGCCTTTGACTAGGGCTGGCATAGTAATGAGGAACGGCATCATCTAACGATTGATAGGTAACAGTAATGCCATGATCTGCACACAACTGCTGGATATGTAAAGCCATATCGATACGTTTAACCAATGGTCTCATATTGTGCCTCCTCAGTTTCAATCTCGTCACGAACATATTCTGCCCAATGCTCGCCATGATCTTCTTTAATTCTAGCGATAGCTTGATCATTTGTCATGCTATCATCAGTTAAATAGGAATAAAACTCTTGCATTACTCCCATCATTTTATCTTTGTATCTACTCATCTACTTGCTCCTTTGATAGTTAAAGATATTATTACATTGCATTGATTGCATAGTCAAATAAATTTGACTATGGTCTATAAATAACATACTCATTTTCTAACTTGTGCTTTAAATCTTTTAACACAACGTAAGACTCTTGAGTATCTTGAGTACACTTCTTAACATCTCTCTTCTCAATCACTTTTAAAATGTGATCAATAGCTAAAATAGCATCTGATGTTAAAGAACTTGATGGGCGATCTAAGATCTCGTTCTCGTGATCCAAGAAACGATTTAAATCCTCCCAATCTTGTATTGACATTTCATTAGCTTTTACCATGTAACTTCTCCTCCAATAATTGGTTAATTTTCTCGATTTGTGGTGAAATTATTTTCACCAAACTATTGACTTCGTCTGAATAATTTAAAGTCCTGGTCTTTATGATTTCAAAAAGCATATCGTCAAACTGCTTTTTTATTTCTAATGTTGTTTTTCTACCCATTCTGACCTCCTAAAAGATAGTTAATAATAGTTCAATATAGTATTGATTACATATATGTCAACAACTATTGTAATTTTTTTTTAATTAATTATATTAGAGGAGAATAGAAAATTAACAGAACACTACCTATGTAAGATTTGTTGATAACTATTCTTGTAAAGATGAAATGAGGGTGGATTTTTCCACCCTTTTTTAAATATCACTTAATGTACTTTTAGAAAAAACATGAGTCGGCTTTCTTCTGACTCGACCATAATCTTTTTCCTTCGCTGCCCTGGGATCGTCCTCGAATAATTGTTCGGACTCATCGAGCTGGTTTGATTTTTCGTGAATTAATTTTTTGGTAAACGCAATCAGTTCGTTGTATTTTTTGCTGGTCTTACTGTATCTGCCCTTCTTAGACATTATCCGTTGCTGTGGTTGCTTCATACTCACCACTGGACATAACGCCATCTATTGTGCCAAGCCATTTACGACCACCCGATGCTGAAAATGAGTATTTCCCGATTCGTGATTCCTGGATAAGTTCACGAACAATTCCATCAATGCTTCGCTGCGTCAAGTTCTGCAACACCCTTGGTGCATCAGCATCTGAAACCATACGTTGTTGTATTGCATCTGCTCCCGATTGTTGTGTCAAGGCTCTGCCCTCCCTCTCACAGGTTGCTATCCAAGCGAACAAGGCATCTTTTTTAATCTCTCTGTTTGTACCAGAGTGCAGTCTTTTAATCTCTTCAGTCTTGTCCTCTAATAATCCAGAGTAACTATTTCTGACGAAATGTCTAATATTTCTGTTAGCTGGTCCATTAGATTTTACAACTGCACCATCAAAACACCTGTTTCTCTCGTATTCAGTCCCAATATCCATGCAACGTCTACGCCCAGTAGCTTCATCAACTTGCCACAACGCAAACGCACAACGAACACCATCAACCAGTGCACTTGTCCCTCTTATAAGCAACCTTGCTTGCTCTGGAGTATTGACCACTGTATCGTCTTTAATCTTTGTCATATGGTGACACATCACGACTGACGCACCAGTTTCTGTACCAATTTGTGCCAGTAAACCAGTCAAAGCAGCTCCTGCCGCTGGATCAGCATTGACATCAGCATGAACAAAAGAAGCCAGAGGATCAAAGATAATCAACTTCAGGTTATTCATTTGCAATAATTGTTCGTAAAGTTTTTCAAATTCTTCGCTGGTGCTGTAGCCATCTCTGGTATCTTGAAGTATTGGGAACACACCACCTACATTAGGAAGTGACACGACTCGTAGCTCATGCCTGTAAGAAAATCTTAAATTGTTCGGATCCAAACGCTCAATTCTTCTGTGCATTTCTGCCTCATCGTCCTCTGCCGTGAAGATTACCACGTTGCCAAACTCCCCGATGGAGCTACCAAAACTCTGAGCTAACGGCTGACCCGATGCTACTTTCATAGCTAAGTCAAGTGTCATCATTCCTTTACCAGCATCACCTGCTGCAGAAAATATTATTGGTACACCCAGAGGGAATGTACCATCGACCAGGAACTTTTGTTCGGGTGCATTACCTTCAAATCTGCTGACCAGTAAACTATCGTCCAGTAAATTTATATTACGTCTGGTATGTTTAACTGTCGTATTTAAAAAATGTTGGACATCAAAGCTTTCCGATATAGCATCAACGGCATCCCAACCCTCTGGCTTACCTCTTGGTGGCGTTAATGTGGTTACCGATCTTGCACCAGCATTCAATGCCAGTTCTTGTACCAGTTCAGCTACCTTACGCCCAGCATTGTCATTATCACCCCATATAATAAGTTCTTTGTCCTGTAATGGTGAGAAATCAAACCGACTAGCTGACTTACGAGAAAGCATACCCGCTCCTCCCATTGTGCACGTTGCAGTATATCCGATCTCATTCAGTGCATCAGCACATTTCTCGCCCTCAACCCATATGACTTTTTCTGAAGCAACCACATTGGGCAGATTATACAAAGGTCTTACATCAGGTATCTTTGGATAAGACGCATCTGTAAACTGCCTGAACTCTTTTTTGGGCTTGCCATGACTATCCATAACTGGATTGCCATTCTCATCTTTTATATTATACCTACGAACACGACATAAGAGTTCGCCATCAACTGACAGATATAAGTGCTCGTGATCAAATGGCGTGTTTATGTCATATGTCTTTTTAAATGTTACGCTAAGTTCTTGTGGTATATCTGGCTGCGAAGGTGACGATTCGTCCAAATAGTTTCCGAACAATTCTCTGATTTCAGGCAGTCTCATGTTTCTGCCTTCCATTAAAATCTTTACAATACCACCAACACCCTCGGCTCCATTAAAATCCGATCCCTTCATAAAGTATGGTGATCTTGGATTAATATCTATTTTTAAAGATTTGCCAGGTTCACCATGTAATGACCCGATGGTAAACACATCTCCTCTAATTTCTCCTTGTGGATAAGTATCCCGAAGAGCGTTAATTTGTACACTGGCTGGGACTTTCTGACTAATCATATCGACTAATTCATTGGCTGACATATCCCTATTCTTATTGCCAAATTTTATAATGTTCATTATACTGACCTCACTTCATTGGCTGAAGTATATGAGGGCGAAACTACCTTCGTCCTCATATTTAATTACTCCAACAAGTATCTTGAAACTCACAATATTTGCAAGCAAAGTAATCACGAGACTGTGCGACTCGTGGTAATACTTCATTTGCTTTTGTTGCTTCAAGTATTGTTACTGCTTTGTCACTAATGTCCTGTGCTAAAGCTTTGTTAAAAGGTATAAACTCATAATAAATTTCACTTGTATTCTTATTTAATACAGTAAACAAACAAGGATTGTCTGTTAGCTCCATGTAAGCCTGATACAATGCGACTTGTGCTGCATATACAGGATTAGCTAAAGTTACACCTTTGATTTGAAACTCTTTAAACTTTTTATCATTGGCTGACTTACATTCCCACAACATAGGATACTTAGCATTCAAAGGTCCTCCACAGATAACACCATCAATATGACCTTTGACCTCACCTTCAGCTATACTAAATCCAAATTGTTCGCCATTCTTATCCTGAACTCGTAAATCAAATCCAGCTTGTCTAAGCCAACCAGCTACACTTAGTTCTATCTCATGACCAAACTGAAATATTCGCAGTGTCTTTGCATCAAAGTCCCGCTGATCATCAATGGGCTTGCCCATATACCGATATTGTATCTTCCTGGAACAGGAATCGCCCAAGCTAGAAGCACCAAGATAAGTTCTTTGCTTAACTTCTTTGTTTTTTTTGACAATAGCTTCGTCAATAATATTTGATATCTCCTGGTCTAACATACTAGAACGGGATCTCATCATCTGGGATGTCTGTGTTTGGATTAAGGTCGAGAATGCCATTGCTTTTACTTTCATTGACTGATTGAATAGCGTCAATTATGGCAATTGCATCGTCCTGTGTCAAATGATGTAATTGTTTATCCCAACCTATTTTAGCAAATTGTTCGGACAGTGCTTTTAGTGTATTGTGTCTGTCCCCGATACCATGTTCTTCCATTTCTTGTCTCCTTCTTCCATTACTATAAAATCAAAATAGTGACAAACTCCTAAAAATTCAGCCACTATCATGCCACCTAACAACTCATCATCTGTGTCTTTAATAGCTTCTTCAATGTATGTGTCTATGTGATCCAGCACATGGTCATTATGTTTTTCTAAAAATATAGGTATAACGATTTTGCCCTCACGAATATAATGCACATTACTTTTAGATTTCATGTTGAGTTGATAATCCACGTTAATTCTTGCCACTTTTTCCCTCTGCCCATAGTGCTGCGTATCCTATTACATCTATCGGATTGTCCATGTTCTTTGGATTTTGAGAGTCTCGAACAAGTTTCTGCACTATGCAAAGTTTATATATGTCATCATAAGTAAGTTCTGATTTAATTTTATGTCTCCACAAAACATTCATGATCTTAGCTATTGATTCATGTGTATCTTTAGCATCTCCATGTGTCCTTGCCCTTGCTCCGTTGATTAATTGTTCTGCTTTTTGTAAAGCTTCACTACGCTGCATTGTTATCTCCTTCGTAATAATCTAAAACTTTGCCATCTATTTCTTGTTTATTCCACAAATAATTTAACCAGCAAGCTGCTTTGTATTTACTAAAACTTAAATCTAATGGGCTGACAATTTTGTTTTCTCTAGCCAAAGCTTCTCTTTGTCTTTCTGTCATAGCTTGATTCAACCATCTTTTACCTTTCTTAGCTCCGTCACTATCTTCTATTTGCCTTAAAAAATCGTCAGCAGAAGCTAAAGCTTGTTCTTTTGTGCCTACACCTACAATTCTAAGTTTACCCTTTGTACGCTTAACTAACGCTACAGAAACATCATCTAAATGTGCAACTAAACCAAATCCATTAAAGCCACTTGCTGACATACATTTGCCATTATTGAATAAGTCAATCCATCTAAATGGAGATCTATCGATAAGGTCAATCTCTGTCATGTTAAATGTTTCAAGCAACTCTTTTGCCTGCATTTCGATTTCATGCCCACACATAGGACAGACACGAACATTTAATGGTATGAGACATTTACAATTTGGACACATCTTCTCTGGTCCAGCTCCTGATTGTGATTTATCTTTACCATCAAGATCGACACCCTCGTCAAGCGATCCATGTGTCAAAACACTTGTACCAAAGTCTAATACGATACAATCTTTTTTAATTATTCCAGGATGTTCCTCTGGATCTATTGTTCGTAGTCCACGACCAATCATCTGGACCATTGTTGATTTGTATGAACATGGTCTTGTAAGCACAATACAACTGACAGGTGGTGCATCAAAACCCTCTGTCAAAACTGCAACATTCACAACCACCTGGACATCTCCATGTTCTAAGTCATGAAGTATTTGTTTTCGTTCTTCCGATGGAGTTTCACCTGTTACAATCTCAGCTCTAACTTGTGATCTTCTAAACTCATCACATAAATCTTGTGCATGAACGACTGTGCTACAAAATATAACTGTTTTTCTATCTCCAGCTTTGTCTTGCCATTCCTCTACAATCTTCTCGTTGATGGCACGTTTGTTCATGATCTGCTCGACCTCACTCATGTCGAAGTCTGAAACTGTTTTACGAACATTTTGTAAATCTTGTTGTACACCCACATCTACAACAAATGTTTTTGGTGGCACAAGAAAACCTTCTCGTATCAAGTTGCCTATTTCAATCTGATGTGAGCAGTTGTTGAAAATATCTTTCAAGCCTTTTCTGTCACCACGATTAGGTGTAGCCGTAAAGCCAACAATTTCTACAGACTCGTTAGCTTCCTTAACTCTTTTTATAATTCTCATGTATGTGTCAGCTATAGCATGATGACTTTCATCTATGACCATCATGTCTACTTTCGACATATTATCTAAATTGTTCGGTCTGGATAAGGTCTGCACCATGCTAAATACTGCACTACCATTCCAGTTCTTTTGTGAAGCATCAACTACACTTGTTGATATTTTTGGATTAACACGACTAAACTTACTTGCATTCTGTCCTACAAGTTCATCTCTATGTTGTAATACTAAAACTTTTTTACCTTTGGAATATCGTTTGCCAATCAATGCAGATAACATAATAGTTTTACCAGCACCAGTTGGTGCAACAACAATAGTATTTTTATGCTTATCTAAAGCATCTGAAGCATCTTGTACTGCTATCTCTTGATATGGTCTTAAAATCATATATCCCTCACTGGCTTAATGGTGGGTAGTTTTAGGGCACTCGTACTACCCAAACGAGTTGCAAGTAGACTAAGGTCAGTTAGCCCTTGCTATGCCTTTCACCACTATCCCTTTGCCCAACTGGGTACAGTAGCACCACCACCATTATTCACTGGTGGAGTGCCCCCGCCTACAGGTGGTGAACTATTCGGTGTATCGCCGTTAGGAATATAACCATCCATGCCAGGTGTCAAAACAACTCTAAGTATGTTTTTGTCACCATATTGAGGATCATTTGATTTCTCAATACCTACTTTAACACAAACACTCATGCCGTTAATAGATGCAACTCCACCCTTAGAAGGATCTAATTGCCTAACGGCTTGTGCCTCTGGTGAAGCATCATTAGAAGCTATATTCTTATGACTCTCTAAAACTGCCTTTAACCAAGCCAAGCTAATTTTTTTTGACTTAGATACACCATCTGTATCTTTGGAATCACCATCAAAAAAATGCTTATGCCAGAACCTACGTCTGTCAAATTGACCACCAAAAATGGTATACTCAACATCCATCCATTTAGCAGATGAGCTTGTTGATTGCTTAAACATTGGCGTGTTACTTAACTCTGGAATAGTTAAAGGATTAGGTTGTATATTTATTATTGCTCTTGCAATAGTCCCTTCGGGAATGAGTTCAAAATCAGAACCACCACCCCCAGTTACATTATTTAAATCAATCACGATAATTCTCCTTTCTTTATTGGTTGTGATTCAACTTTATTTAAATCGGTCAAAGGATTGCCATTAAGCTTTTCTAAAAGTTTGCCTAAATGTGGCTCTTCAATAACCTCAAGTTTGCCAGATCTATCTTTGGCTGGATAACCCCACTCATTAAGAGTTTGACATACGAAAGCTCTATAAGGTTGCACACCTTCGCCACCACCCATAACTGTCATTGTGATAACTTCATCAACAATTCCAGGTAGTTCTCGTGCAGTTTTAGAACCCTCTATCTGTAACTCATAATTAGTTCGACCATAATCATCTAACTTAGAATCAAGTATGCCAACTAATATAACATTCTTATCTCTAATATGTTGTAGATGAGTTAGCCAAGCCATCATCTCTCTGCCGTGCATACCATAAGCAGCACGAGTATCAACTTTGCCAGATCTTTCAGCAATGTTATCGGGATGAGACATACAATATTGAAAACACAAACGTCCTGCAACTGTAATACTATCTACAAATATAGTGTCGTATTTACTCATTCGCACAAGTTTATCTCCAAACTCTTGCATAACTCTCTCATGATGTAGTTTATCATAAGGCTCCCTTGTTAAAGATGGATTAACACCACCAATATAACAAACAAAGTCACGACACTCTTGCCATGTCTTTGGTCTAATTACATCAATAGGAAAATCCTTAATGGCAGTATCTCCTGCCTCAAGATCAATAAACAAAGTCTTATCTGCATCAAGAGTACGGGCAAGAGTTGTCTTGCCCACACCACTTTGACCACAGATGACCATCTTATGACCTCGCTTTTCTGCCATACGTTGTTCGGCAGTTATTATTTCTAAAGCCAATTAAGCCTCCTCTGTTTGTACAAGATCAACATTGATCGTGCCTTGCTCGACAGTTCTGGCTGGCTGAAGCTTTGCAACAATAGCTGGAGGAGCATTAGTGTACTTCCTCTCGTCAACAGAGTATGTGACTTTTGCATAGTGTCTTGCATCTTCAGCATCCATGCTATCGAAAGCATCACGCAATGCTTGCTGATCCCATGTTACTTTTTTATTAATGGCGACCTTAACTTTCTGGTCTTGCTCACTAAATATAGTGGTCGTACCAAAGTCTTTACCATCTCGCTGTAATTCGTCACGAGCTTCAGAAAAAAACCTTGCTTGCAATAGAGAGTTAAGTTCCTCCATCTCTTTTTTTTGACGATCAATGTCACGCTTTAAGGCAACCTTTGCCTGTAAAAGCTCTTGATCATTCATGTCATAGAAATTCTGTGCCATACTAACCTCGCTTTCTCATAAATTTCTACTTGCACAATCTAATATAGACATCATTACATATATGTCAATACTTAAACTATCATTTTTTTATTTTTTTACTTGCAATATAAATATTAAGTATTATGTAATAGTTCATAACATTACTTATTTTATTTTAAAAGGAGGTAAAAATGGTTAAAGAAAAAAAGGTTTTTCGTAAGCCTAGACTAAGAAAAAAGCTTGTTGAAGAACCAAATTTAACTTGGGATCAACTATCGAAAAAAATTATAGAGGATGCTGAGAATGGTCTTTTGACTATTTCAGAAGCACAACAAAAATTGCATAATTCTTTTCGAGAAGAATATGCTGATCCTGATGGCAATTACATGGAGCCAGTATATGAACTTGAAGATTTAGAAAAAAAAAATAAATTTAAGTCTCTTAATGTTCATGGAACTGTGTATGAGGATTTAGTTACAATTGCAAAAGAGGATAATAGATCAATAGCATCCACTGTTGCACTAATAACTAAAGACTATCGCTACGCCAGGCGAGAAAAAAGAAAAATGCAGGAGCAACTTAAAAAATTGCAAAATGCACAAACTAAGACAATTTTCAGCTAATGGAGAAAAAATTGCAAAATATTAATAAAAATAAAATACACGTTACTTCTGACTATAGTAAGTTTTCATACTTAGTCGGAAATAGAGATATAGTGAATAAGCACGTCAAAGATCTTTCAGGTCATATCGATGAAAGGGATTTAAGTATACCTATTATCGTTAATGAGAATATGGAAGTATGCGATGGTCAACACAGACTTGAAGCTTATAAAGTTTTAGGTTTGCCAGTTCATTATATTGTAAAGAAGGGTTTGACTTTACAAGATATAAGAAAGTTAAATTCTGTTAACAGAAAATGGACCATGCACGAATATATGATGAGTCATTTTAAATTAGGTGCAGAGCATTATGTAACCTTAGAATGGTTTGTTAGGACCTATGGATTTAGCGTGTCTGATTCATTAGCCATGTTAAATGGTAAAGGTTACCTAGACCAGCACGATTATAAAGAATTTCGTGAGGGTAATTTCAAAGTGCATGATTTAGAAAAAGGTAAAGAGATTGCTAAATCTATTTTATGGATAAGTCATTATTTTGATAAATGGAAAAAATGTAATTTCATTCGTGCTATGATTGCAGTAATGAATGATAAATCTTTTGTCTGGTCAATATTTAAGAAAAGAGTAGAAAACTTTTCTTCTAAATTAACCAATCAGGGTAGTAGAGATGATTTTATAATTATGATCGAAAAGCTTTATAATCATAAAACCAGTCCTGATAGACGAATTAGATTAAAGATTTATGGCAAAAGGTCGTAATTGGTATAGTAATTGCAGAATTACTATGTCAAGATGATTTGCCACTACCATTGAGAAGATGAGTAAAAAAATTCTTGATGCAAATTAGCGTTTACTTTTATAGGAGAGATGAATGTCTATACCATGTATAGCTTTCATCATCTTCTGTTTAAGTTTAAATTCTGGTGTTAGTACGCCTTTAGCATCCTCGACAATAAGTTTTGAAAATCCATCTTCGTCCTGTTGCAGATATCTAAAGTCAGCAATATAATCACATATTTTAATATCATTGATTGACAAAGTATAACGCACCTGTCGTTCTAATTCTGTAACAACACCAGCTTTTTCCATAGCTTTTAACTGTCCCCATCTTTCACTCTCCCACTTTGAATCAAACTTTAAACCAAAGGCTAATGTTTTTTTAGCAAAATACTTGTTGGGTCTTCTAGTTTTTTTGGGTATAATTGGGTATTTATAAGTCATGGAGGTAGTATAATGACAGACACAACAAAATTCAAGTCAGTTGGTTTAGATTTAAAAAGTTATGAAAAGCTAAACAAAATATGCGAACATCAGAGAAGAAATATTAGACAACAACTAGGATTAATGATCGATAAAGAATTTGAGAAAGAAGAGTATAACGATTACAGAGCTAAAGTAACAAGCCTAGGATTAGGTGCTATCAACAGACTTCATCCTAGAGATTAAACGATTAGCACGATTAGTTACCTGTTTATGCCAGCGGCTGTCCTCCATCTGGACAGCACATTCTTGCCAGTCTCTATCAGCTACAGCTTTGCATAGCTTTCTGAATTTGGAAAGCCTTGGTCTGCCTAAATTAAACATCATATTCGCCAATATTTTTTGTACTTCTTCAGGTAAATCGTTAAAGTTTCCGTATAATTGTTCGCACTCAGACAGCGTAACTTTGATGTCCTGGTCAAATAATTCGTTAACTCTTTCGTCATCAACCACTGTTCCTACTGGTAATCCATACTCTGGGTCTGACTCTTTTATCAAATGTCCAATTCCTATGGTAGGCAGGGAAAGGTGGTCCAAATACACGGAGTTGACCCGTCCCTCGTCATTCTGTATCTCTTGTCTGAGCTCATCTATGTTCATGGAGTTCCTCTTGTTCTTTGTGCTATGGCTATATTCTGAGGATTAAGACCTAACGAAAAAGCATTAGCTGGATTAGAAATATTTACACCAGCGAGTTGAGTTCCTGCTGCTGGTGGATTAATGGTAGGTGCAGAAGCTACGTTTCTAACTTGATTAATACCTGTTCTAGCTTGATTAATAGCAGGACCTAATTGTTGTGTAACATTTTGTATTTGACTCTTTACACCAGAACTTTCTAAAATTGCATCAATCTGGTCTTCTGCTTCATTAATAGCATTATCGATTGTTTGACCAGTTGATTGACTAAGTGCTTTGCCAATAATAGATCCAAGACTTTTTGCTCTGTCTGCTGGTTTTTTAAATTGTTTCAACGTAATGCCATTAAATTGAGATATGATGTCATCATAATAACTTTGTGATAACATTCTATTACCGAGTATTGTAAATTTTGCCAGTTTACCTAAGTTTTGAAATGGAGAAGCTGCAATGTTAGCTGCAACAAGATCTCCACCCTCGGCAGCCCTTGCATTAAATTTTAATATTTTACCAAACTTTTCCATACTTTCACCAACGCCACCTGGAAAAATTGTTCGTAGTTTTCCATCCTCTGCAGCAGCTAATATTCTATCTGCAAAAGCGTTTAAAGATTTGCCGTCTGTCATAACTGACTCACCAAAATCATCGATCATACTGCTTATGTAATAAGATCTGATTTTTTGTAATGAAGCATCATCTTGATTTCTTGCAAAATAATTCATAATTGGCTTAATTTCAGAGTTTTTAGTTTGTTTTTGAACTAAAAATCTTGCAGCCTCTAAAGGATCTAAATCTAAAGCTTCGTCTTGCAACTTGTTAATTATTCTATTTCTTTGTTCTCTAACTAATATTTTTTGTGTTTCAGACAAAGACTGTAGTTTACTTAACAAACCATCCATGCTTTCGGAACCTCCAATAGCATCTCTATATTGATCTAAAACATTTCTAGCTTGCAATCCTGATATTTTAACGCCACCTATTTCATCAGCTAATTTTAAAATTTGATTCGTTTTATCTCCGAACAATTCTTTTGCAGTTGTGCCAAGACCTTTTATAGCCATCGCAAACTTTGTGCCGTTAAAATCTTTTACATTTTTAAAATTTTTAATTCCTGATGTTTCAATGGCATCCTCCAAAAATTGATTTGCAGCTCTCGCAGTAAACTCATCTGCAATTTCATCTCCAGTTTTGCCACCTTGAACACCACCATACTCTCTAAGAAAATCTTTAGCTCTTTGTAAAAATTGTGGGTTATTTGACTTAACAACATTTTTATAAATGTCTATGTTCATTGGTGCTTTATCAAGCTCGCCTGGCACAGTTCTATATTTATCTAAATTTTTAATTGATTGAGAAGCATATAAATCTTCCAACATACTTTTGCCTTGAAAAAATTCTGCTTGTGCAGCTCTTAATGTTTTACCAGCGTTTTTAAATTTATTAACTGAAATAGTATCTCCAAGTCTGCCAGACAAATCTCTAAACAGTTGACTATTTTCATCACCCATCTGCTTAAACATATTATCAATTTCATCTAACAGCCCTGTGCCGTTTGCGTTCACAAGCTCCTTACGAACAGTTTCATTAGAACCCATTCGTATATCACTTATAGTTTTTCTTAAATTATACAATTGATTAAAGGATACTGACTCTTTAAGACCTTCATCTAACTTGCCTGCAACTGCCTCAAATGAAGATATAATATTGTCAAATGCCTTGCCATCAATATCTTTTGCAGCAATTTGTGAAGCATAATCACTTTTAATTCTTTGAAGATGATTTGCGAAATTGTTAACGTACATAACTCCTTGCCTGCCCAATCCAGCATCATCTCTTAATATGTCGTCCACAGCTCTAAATTTACCAGAAATAAAAGAGTCGAACTCATCTGAAGCATTTTTAAATATGTCAAACAAATCATCATCAACAGAACCATTTTCATCAGCAGCTCTTCTAAAAACACCAACTGCACCTTTCATTTGTGCTATTATTTCTTTTTGTGCTTTTTTTTCAGCTTTTATCAATTGTTCGTTGTTATCAACCATACCTCGTTTAAGTATATCACCAACATCAACTGCGTCAGCTCCTTCTAATCCAAACTTTTCTTTGTACGCATCAATAACTTGTTTAATAACATCATTATTATTTTTAAGTCTGTCTGATGTTTTAAATATTTTTTCTCCAATAGCTTGTATTCTTGCTACAAGAGATGGTGCTCTTATGGCTGACAACGTAGGCTTAACACCAAATCCACCTTTTACAACAGTGCCATCTTCTAATGTTACAGTCCTGTTTACTGCTGCAATCTTGTCATCAGCAGACAGTTTTGCAAAGTCTTTTGGTTTTATTACATTACCAGCTTCATCTATTGGTGGAGATGTTGATAAGCCTGCTGTCTCAAGCTCTGTTGCTGTTAAATCTTTACCAGGTGTAACACCTCTTCTGACGGCTCTAAAAGTAGCAGCAGCCGCTCCAAATGTTAAATCACTAAAAAAACCAATCGCTGCTTCTTTTACTACGTCTTTTCCAATTTCGCCAATGTCTTGTTTTTGTACACCAGCAACTGCTTCACCTATCTCTTCTATAGCTTGACCTCCTCCAGCTCCTAATCCAGCTCCAATTGCAGCACCTAAAATAGGAATTGGAATAGCTATCTGACCAGCTATAGCTCCACCTATACCAGCTACTAATTCTGGTGCTACACCAGCGAGATCGGAAAAGTCATAACGACTAAAGCCTTCTTCATCTATAAGTATATTTTTATCTGTTTCTTGTCCAAACTTAGCTGCACCAGTAGGTGTGAGAGCTAATCTACCTCTATTATCTCTAAGAAAATCATCATCACTAAGATCAAACTTACGAAGTATAGCATCCTCTTCTTCATTATTTTCAGCAACACTTAAAGCTGAACGCAAAGCATTACTTTTAATACCTGTGCTAGTATCAAACAATTGTTCGAGCTTGTCAGCAGTATTTGGTTCCTCTTTAGAAACTAATTGTCCAGCACCTGATTGTCTAATGATGTTATTAATTTGTATTGATTCTTCAAATGTAGGCTTGTCACCTGCAATTGTGATATTAACTTTACCCTGTGGTGTATTTAAAACAACTTTACCCATTATTTTGTCAAATCTATATTAATCACACCATCTTCATTAACATTTAAATTATAAGTGCCATCTGTTCCAGTGCGAATTGCTTTATTTAATATAGCCATAGTTTTGTTATATTCATCATCATTTCTATAATTTTCTCTTTTTGAAAAAGCGTTAAGTTGACTCTCTATGGCTCTTTGTGGTGCTGCGAATATTTGTGAAAGTTGATCAAGTCTATTTAAGTTTTCAGATAAAGGCTGCCCAATTTTTATTTCTCCTATTAATTGTTGCAATCTCTTGATGTCTCCTTCGGACACACCATTTCCTGTTTCTTTTGTTAAGAACTTTTTATATTGTGATATTAATCTATCTTGAATAGCCCTTACTTTTTGTTCAGGATTAGTGCCTTTGTCAATAATTTCAGCAACTCCTTTTGAGTAGTCTGTATCTCCTATGCCTAATGGTTTCAGAACACTTAATACTCTATCTTTCAAAAGACCAATGGCAGTTGCATCATTTGCTTTTCCTAAATCTTGAAGTATGCTTTTAACTTCATTAATACTATTGCTTGCCTCTAATACATTTACATATTGATTAGCGTGTTGTTTTGCTTGTTGCACTGGTGCTAAAAATACTCTGTTTCTTGATCCAGTAACAAAAGCTGTATCTACTTTAAGAAAATTATTACCTTCAAGTGTTTGTGTAGTTACTTTGCCCTTTGCATCAATAGGCTTCATATCATTCTCAAGTAACTTAATTTCCATATTGTTTCTATGTTTTAAATACTCTAGTTGTTGTTTATTTGCATAACCTCTAAATTCCTTAGATACTGCTGCTAATGCAGTTCTTTTTTCTTTAGCTAGAGCCAATGCAGCTTTTTGATCTGCTTTTTGTTCTTGCAATGCAAACTTACCTGCAGCGACTTGAGCAGCTCTTGCTTCTTTTCTAGCCTCTTCAAATTTAGGTAAGGCAGCTTGACCAGCAGCTCCAACTTCACCTAATATGTTAGATAAATTAAAACCTTTACCAGCTCTGTTCTGCATAAGAGATAAGCCTAATGCCATCAAAGCAGATTTATTATCAGGCTCACCCGATATATCTATGCCTGTAGCTCTCGCAAAATCAGCTTTATAATCATCAATAGTTTTGCGTTTTTTTGGTTCACTGTCGTCACCATATATATCTTCTATTTCTTTCATAGCAGAAGTAAATAATTCAGCTTGTGCAGCTTTCTTTTTAACTTCAGGATCATTAACTGCCTTTAATTCTTCTTCGGTGTATGTGTCTGTATAATCAAGATCTTCATCAGGAGAAGAAGCTAATGCCTCTTCTTTATCTGCAGCCTCTTGAGCTGCCTCTGCTGTTGGATCAGTAAATTTTGGTGATGATGTAACATCTGCACCCTCTGTTGTTTTTACACTCTCGTCTTTTCCCGTGCCAATAGCAAATTCGTCTATTTCAGATTTTTTTTCTCTTAAATTTCTTAAAGCATCTTCTCTTTCTTTTAGTGTTTGACCAATAATTGGATTAGGTCCTAATTGACCTCTTGGAACTGTTGTGTCTATCGGCAAACCTAATTCTAAACCACTTGTTCCAACTGCCATTTTCTCAGCAGCTTTTTTTCTACCTCGTTCTGTTTGCAATGGATCTACTAAAGATTTAAGTAAAGCAGTTACACCAGCTTCACCAGCTTGGAAAGGTAAAGATATATCTTTAAAGAGTTCACCGACTGCAAAGGGGATATTTAAAGCACCTTCTGTTAAGGATTTTGCACCTTTGCCTAACAAGGTATCACTTGGTCCTAAAGATCCCGTGTAATCTTTAAAACCAAGAATATTTAAAGCTTCTTGTTGATCACCTCGTAGTTGATTTAATTTGGTTGTAAAATCTCTACCTAAAGAAGATCTAGGAACTAATTGATTTATTAACCCTTGTGACAATGTTTGTTTTGGAGCCATATTCCTACCCTACGCAGATTTTGTACCACCAAAAGGTGCAATCTGTGACAATGTTGTATAAGCACCAATACCTTGCAAGAATGGATTTGCACCAGGTGATGTAGCCTGTTGAAATGTTGAAGGTATAGATGCACTTGGCATACCTTGTAATAAGTTCTGTCCGAGTTGCAACCTTGTAAATGGTTCTTGTGCTGATTGTAATAAATTTTGTCTTTGTGCATCTAGTTCCGCTTGTGATTGCCCTTGTCTTAGTGCACCAAGTTGAGTTAGTTGTGATATATCAGCTTGCCCTAGTGCTTGTTGCAATCTTCCAATATCACCTGTAGTTCCAGCTAAAGTTCCAAAAGCCTGCCCAAGACCACCAGATAAACGACCAGCATTCTGTGCTGCTTGTAAAGCACTTGAAAAACCTTGCGAAAGCAATCTTGATAAAGTATCACCTTTAACTTGTTGCAATCCTCTTTCTGTCTCAGCTCTTTGCACACCTTGTCTTGAACCACCAAAAGCACCAGACCTTACTGCTGCTGCATCAGCACCAGCTCTTCTAATGTCAGCCTGTCTATCAAGCTCTGCCATTGTTCTATCAATGACTTGTTGTTGAAACGGATTTTGAAATTGCTGTATTGCTTCAGGCTGCAAAAATTGTAATCCTGATGTTAATGCTTGTTGACCAGCTAGTGACTGATCTCTAGCTCCTTCGACAAATGGTCTAAAAGATCCTACTAAATTTTCTCCAAGTGTTATTGCACGTTCTCTTAGAGGGTCTATGCCTGCAATTTGAAATTGAGGCAAATCAAGGGGAGAATCGAGTAGACCTGGCGTAGTCTGAGTTTCACCATCAAACTCACCAAATCCAGTTTGCAATAGTCTTTTTTGCAGACCCTCTAAGAATGGGGGTAATCTTTGTATATTTTCTACAGTCTGTACAGCCATTATGCCCTCGCTTCCAAATCATCCATCAAATTATAAGCTCTTTGTATGCCTTTTCTTGAATTACCATCACCTAAACCTTTAACAGCATCTTTAGTTAAAACAAATTCACCAGCCATAAGCATTGCAGGCACATCATCTTTTGTTCCAGATCCCTCAGAGGGGTCTATGCCACCTGTACGTCTTGGGAATGCCATCTCTCCACCTTGATTGGCAAAAGTTATACCACCTAATCTGCCACCTGGTCCTCCAGCACCAAAAGGTCTTTGTTCAAATTCTCTTTTTTGTTCCTCTTCATCTCCAGAAAGTAATTGTGCAATTAATCCAGCAGTCAAGCCTTCTCCTAAAGGTGTGTTAAGTAATCGAGCAAGTAAATTATCTCCACCCACTCCAGCAGATTTAAGAAGCTCTGCACTAAATGTTTTTGGCTTAAAGGTTTCTGCAATGCCTTTATTTGCAACTTCAGTTGGAATGCTTTTTGAAATTCTCTCCGCTGCTAAATTTCCACCTCTATTATCTAAAAAAGCTCCACTTCCCTGTCCTCCGCCTCCAGCTCCACGAACAATTGTTTGACCAGCATTTGGATTTACAACTTGCTCTCCTCCACCAAAACTATCAAAAGCAGCACCACCAACTCCTGCAATTAGGGCATTTCTCAGTGCATCTTTGGTTTTTCCACCCATTAATTTAGATGTTAAGCCTCCTGCAACTGCTCTACTTATAAATGGACTGACTGCTGTTCCAGCCACAGCGGGTCCTAAAGTTGCTCCTATCAAAACAGGTGCTATATCTTTTAAAAGTTTTCCTAGGCTCATGCTATTAATATACCTTAATATTATATTTTAGTCTATGTAACAATTTTTATTGTCCCACTATCATTAAATAATGCTCCAGTTTCTAAGCCACTAGAACTTGTTGGTAAATCAGTTAATGTAATTTTTGTTGCTCGTAATTCACCAGGGTTTCTTTCTTGTGAAATAAAAATTTCTAAAGAACGCACCAGATCCTCTACATATTGTCTAGTTATAACTTCAGGTGGTTCTGGTAACCTCGGTGGTGGTACGCCAACTAATGCCATTATCTTCTTCCATCTTCTCTAATATCAACTCTGGGTGTTCCCATCTTAAATTTACACCCTAATGCACTAGAATCAAGTCTTATTGCAAAAGATCTGCCTCTAATTCTATAATCTAATTTTTCTGTAAATTGTTCAACTGGACTTGTTGCGGTTCTTGATGTTGTGCCAGTGCCTGTTTGATCAAAGTCAGAGCCAGGAAAATCTCTTGCTTTGACTGTAAATGTTGCGTTTGGAGAGCTCCCAGTTACAGATCCAGTAAATGTAAGATCTGGTATAACTCTTTTAAGAGATACAAACTTATCTCCGTCTCCTATATCCATCGGAGCAGTTTCTATAAACGCAGTCATGGCAGAAGTGTCATCATCAAACCCAGATTCATGGTTAAATAAATGTGGTGTGCTTGCAGCAATCGGAAAGTTTCTTATGCCACGATCTAACCAAGCTGTCCTAGATAAAGTTCCAAAGTACCACACCTTTTCTACATAATTCCAAATAACATATTTATCATTTTCTGATGCACTTGCTGACGGATAGAACCACCAAACCTCACCAAACTCAGAATTAATACCCGCAATAACTTTATCTTTTTCTTCTAAGTTAAAGTTTGTAAATACTTCATCTTTGACTGTGCAAGGCAATTGTGCAGTTTGTCCAGCGTGTACATAAAAGTTATCAATACCCATCCAATACACCACATCTTCTGTAGCAATAGCTGCACTTGGTGACATAATGGTTATATTAGATGCAATCTGTGTAATACCAAAAGTAAATGGCGGACCTATAAATCTCATGGAATGTAAAGACTTATCTGTATAAACAAGTATCTCTCTTTTTGTTTCAACAGCCTGTACAAAAGTAGAGCCTGCACCAAGTCTTAAATCACCTGCAGTATTTGTTGCAGTTGGAAACCAGTCTACTGGATTTTCTTGACTACTAAATCTTATAAGCAGTGGATCTTGCACGCCATCTCCTTGTGTTGCCGAGGAGCTACCACCCACTCCATCACAACCAAAAGCTATAACGTGACGATCAACATCAGATACTAAAACTTGTTTTGCTATGGTAGGCACACTTTTTTCTCCACTAAAGGTAGAGGTTGCACTAAGTTCTATAGCTCTAGCACTTGTACCTAATGTTTTATCCCAATAAAATAAACTACTATCTCTTGCATTTATAATTAAATCCTCTCCAAAATTGTCGTGTGACCAAGTTCTAATTTGTGCACCAGGTACTGTAACACTTGCAGCATCACCCCAACCTACAAAGTCATCAGCAGATGAGGCATTACCTACAATTAAAAATACAGTTGCTCCATCAGCATGAGTGGCTGCTATAGTTCCGTTTTGTGCTCTTGTTACTGTTAGATCGTTAGTGGACACGTTTGTTACTTTTAAAATTTCTTGATCAATTAATATAAAATCATTGTTTGCTATACCAGTGCCACTTGTTACTGTAAGTGTTGTATCTGAATCACTAAATGTGCCACCCTCATTAATTGTTGTTGATAAACCACCACTTGTTGTACCACTCCATTGACCTGCACCCCAACCTGTACCACCAACTGTGTTGTCTAGTCCTGTGTTTATTTGATATGTTCCTACTGTGCTACCGCCACCATTACCAGAATCTGATGAATTAGCTGCAACGGCAGAAGTTATTGTGTAAGTATTAGAATTTACAAAAGTTTGTATTTGATATTCTATATTTAAGACATCGGCTGTAATATTACCGCCTAGACTAGCTGCATCAGAAAAAGTTACAAAATCACCTGCTATAGCTCCATGTGCTTGATCCGTTACAGTTATTGTTGTTGACCCATTTGTTGCAGCAAAGGTAACGTCACCAGCACTTGTTGTGCTTCTAATAGGAGTGATGTCATTAAAAGTTTGACCTTCTTCAATATAATATTTTAAGTGTGATCCAACACCTAAGAAGTCAGATCCATCAAGAGCAACCCAGTTATGTAATCTTCTAGCCGTGCCCTCGTAAGAGTTTGGACTAAACTTAACCCAACCACCTATTTTTTCTGGAAAACCAAAACGAAAACGTATCTTGTCACCATCAACATACCCACCTTCGTTAGCATAAGATGTTATGTCTTTTACAATACCAGGTTTAAATTTTAAAGTTTTTATTGGCATTAGAACGCCTTTACGGAGTTAGTGCCAGTGTGATTGTCCACATTGACAGTTGTTGAAGATGTTTCATTAAGTCCAAGTGATGACAAAGGAGCACCAGCATCATTTGTATCTGGAAACGTACCAGTAATACTAAATGAACCATCTGTTGAATCTCTATTAACAACACCAGTACCACTTGCACTAACGGATGTGCTTGAGTATGGATCACTACCAGACAATGTAATTGTATGACTTGTGTTATTTGTAAAAGTAAATTTTCTACCAGTTGATGTAGTAAATACATCAACATTTTTAATTTGGTTAAAAGCTCCACGACCACCTATGATTGCTACCACTGCCGCCCCGTTTGCTGAATTAATAAATATTTCGATATCAAAATTACCAGAGTTGCCATTATTAACTCCAACTAAAGCATTATTCCATTTCATATATCGGTATCCGCTATATACTGCATTTTCACTTGGTCGCTTTGAAGTACTTCCATCAAATGTACTTGTGCCTCCCGTTCCACCTGGCGTTGATGGACCTGAAATACGACCACTAATTGGAGTTCCATCCTCTAAGAAAGCATGAGAAAAAGACATACCAAAATCAGAACGATCTATATTATCTAAATCATTTCCTCCAAAATTTGTGGCATTAGTTGAAGAGTAATATGTTTCATTTACCATTCTACTTACTGAACCATCTTTTGGACTTGTTACTGTTGTAAAACCATCACCAAAAGAAGCACCACCACCTGCACTTCTGTTATCATCTATAAGTTGCTCTGTGAAAGTATGATTAGTTGTAACTGCAAGTGTTGAATTACCAGCTTCTGCAATAGTAGTAGTTCCAGTATTACTTGTATCGGTCACTGCACTTGTAAATGTTTTGACTGTAGACTGTACATTACCACTACCTTTTAATTCCACTGGTACACCAGACGGACAATCAACATTTAAAGGTGATCCAGAAGAATTAATTATATTATTACCATTTGTATCAATTATAACTTTTTTGTGATTACTATTTTCTATCAATGTTAGTTGACCAGATATAGAACTTGTGAGTTTAAATAATTGTATAGGTAGTCCAATTTTTGTACTAGCAGCAGTCGTTAAACTACCTGCTGAACTTATTTCTGTAAAACCTACATTTCCTATTAATGGTATTGACATTAATCACCTAAAATTTAACAGACTCGATAAAAGTAAAAATAGAACCATTTTGATTTATGGCTATAGCAAAAGATGCTGAATTACCAAGACTCACACCTTGAGAGTTAGACGGGTAACTTATTGTTAGCGTGTTAGAAGAACTTGTTTTATCTATAATAATATATTGTCCAATGGCTAAACTACCTATAGCTAATGTTAACGCTACATTATTACTAGAAGTATCTACCTTTTGATATATTGATTGTGCTGCAGAGGGCGTAAGTGTAGCAGAGGACGATGTTATGGCACTTGGTACAGTTACAAGATTTGCATTGAAATAGGTAGAAAAAGTAGCGGCAGTTGTTTGTCTCATTGTGCCACCATCATTGGTTACAATGCCATCGCCATCGGCAACAGCCGTGGTTCCAGCACTTGTACCACCATCCATAAGATTAAGTTCTGCTCCTGTAGCAGTTACTTTTGTACCACCAAAAGCAAAACCATCAAGTAAATCAGTAACTTTAGCACCAGAGCCTGCACCATCTGCAAAGATAAGACCTTTTGATCCGTCTGGAATAGATACATTGCCACCAGAACCTTGTGTAAAAGTTGCAGTTTGACCAGAGTTGTTATGTACAAAATACATTTTATCTTGATCGTTTGGTGATATTGTAATTGTGTTTGTACCAGATGGCGATCCACCTAATACAAGAACTTTATTACCACCCTCTGACAATGCTCCGTCAGTTGTGGTCAATGTATGTGATGTGCCAGATAGTGTGATAGCTCCTACACCATTTACGGCTCTGTCTATAATATCTAGATTTAAATTAGTCGTTGTCCCCCAAGTTCCAGCTTGTTCACCAGAACCTATTTTTTCTACTCCTAAATTTGCTGTATAAGAACTTGGCATATATCCCTCATGCGTTTATTTCTGTGTATGTTTCTGCACCACTTGGTTCTGGCACAATAGCTACATACAGTATATCTCCAGAAGTTGTTTTTGTAAAATTTAAATCTTGTGAAGACACACCAGAAAGTATAGCTATAGCACTTGTTGTCTTAGTAAAGATGCTAGACATGGTAACATCTGTAAAGTTAACTACCTTTATATCTTCAGTAGTTTGTGTAAAGTTAGAGCTAACTTCTGCGTTAACACTGCCAGTAATAAATATACCTGCTGTTGTTTGAGTAAAGTTACCGCTTAGTGATGAAACGCCAACAAGTGTTCCAGAACCTATACTTGAGCTAGTGCCGAGAGCACTCATCTCTGCTGTAGCAACTTGTAAAACGCCTCCTACATTTGCAAAGGCGGCTTCAGCGAAAGAAGAGTTACCAAACATTACTCAGCATCCTTGATGGTCAGTTTACCTTCTGCAACTTGTTTTAGTATTTCTGCGTAATGTCTGTTGTCAGTATCCATAGGGACAGACATTGCAACTCCATCTATTGTACAATTGATTGATGAATTTTCTGTTGTTCCATGTGTTAAAACATATTGTGCATTTTCAATTAACATATTTACCTCTATAATTCTGCATCAAAACTTATAAATGCGTCTGCATCATTGTTTGACCTAAATGGTGAAACATCTCCTACAACATTTCCAGCATTCATGGTTAGATTTAGTCCTATTATGGTTTTACTGCCACCATCTGCTAATCCTATGGAAGAAAGTTGACCACCACCATCTACTTGACCTATACAAGCAAAACTTCCAGAATTTCCTACAGTTGGTATTGCTCTCATAGTGGTAGGCATTGTCATTTGCATCCTATGGTCTCCTGCACCAGTTCCAAAAGCAACAACTGTTCCAAAGTTTTCATAATTGTTTCCAGTTTCTGCTTTACCAAAAATATTAAAATATCTTTGACACAAAGCTAGTTCTTCCCCAAATGACCTATGCTCAAATGGAGTACCACCAGGATAATTACCAACTTCAAGTTGTACTCCTGTAATGTACCATTCATTGTCCGTGCTATCTGCAAGATTAACTCCTAAACCTGCACCTCTGTCTGTATTGACTTTAGACTCCCATGCAGTAGGAACTGCACCAGATGAGTTATCTGTTCCTGCAACCAATGCCCACATAATATTAAAACCATCACCAGTGTCATCAGGTAATGTACCACTTGTATCACCAACAAAAGGTATCACTTTTCTTTCCCATGTATCAGCAGAGCTAATTGTGTAAGTTGAACCAATAATTCTTACATTATCATTGTCCTCAATATTAACTTGATAAGTCCCAGTTTTATTTGAACGCACATAAAAACTAAGTGTTACATATTCAGATTCTGATGTGCCTTTTTTCAGTTGCTGTAAATCCTGTGCTTCAATAAGCTGCATTAAAAATAATCTACTGTCTGAAGCCAAAGAAGATTTAGCTGAAGTACAATCTAATTTTAAACTATTAGCAAATCCATTTGGTGCAGTTGATGATTGAGACATTGTCCATGTACCAGCATCTGTGTATAATAATTTGAATCTATCTAAAGCGTGATAACCAGTTGATGTTATAGATGTGGCTGACGTACTTCTTTGCGAACATTGCATTGCTCCATTAATTACAATATTCCGCCGACCCCCAAGCTGACTATTGGTTAGAACTTCACCCATCTTTGCTAATTCTGCTGCTTTACTCATGCTAAGTCTCCTTGCATTTGATAACCTTTAGCATAGGTATCTTCATAGGTTTCTCCCGAACCAAAAGTAGAACAATAATTCTGCTCAACTCTTATTGTTGATGTTGTTAAATAATTTATTGACCTTACTCCACCAGTACTTCTAGGATAGGCATTATTGTAATAAGCATGACAAGTTCCGAAAAAATAATCATCATTAACCATATTACTTGTGAGTGTAAATGTTGTGTCTCCAGTTCCATTGTCAGTCAAAGAAGCATTATTATAAGAATCTCTTATAGCTGTACTGCTTTGCGTTATACAAGTTGCCCATGCTTTAGCAGTGCCATTGAATAGTACACTCGTAGCAATACTATTATTACTACTTGCATCTGTTAATGTGTTTACTCTTAATATACTAGCCATTATGCGAGGTCTCCGTGAATTGTACAACCAATATATGTGGTATCATAATAACTACTCGCAGTTTGAGCGATAAACACAGATATATTTGCTGTATTTAAAGTATGAATAAACTGTCTTGTAAAACTGTCAGAAGTATCATCATGATCACCACTTGAAAAGTGACCAGTATAGTTTGTATTAGCCATAGGATTCGTAATAGTAATTGTATATTGACCAGTTCCAGTATCATTTAATGATGACATATTAAATGTGCCTCGCGTTGCCGCTGTGCTAGCACCATTTATACTTGAAAATGCTTTAGCCAACCCTTGTTGCAGATTAGTTGTCGTACTATTGCCTTCACCTGTAACATCAATAGAACCTGCTGTGGTTACGCCTGTAAATTTATCTACTTTAAGTTCACTTGCCATTATGCTAAATCTCCTGATATTTGTAAGCCTGTCCAATCTAAAGGATCTGCTGTACTACCATTTTCATAATGAACAAAGCCACCTTGACCTGTTGTTGATATTAAAGCAGCAGTATAAACCATTCCACTTGTGCCAGAATTTCTAGCACCAACTGTCATGGCTAAATTACTAGCTCCACTGAAAACATTTGCATATTGAGGATTTAAATTACCTGCTGCATTATCAGTTACGCTACTTATGTTAAAACTGTCATCAATAGAAGCACCATTAGCAGCCATGTTAAGCCAAACTTTTAATAACCCTTGAACAGTATTCTGTGTAGCACTACCACCATCAGATACATGGGTAGAAGTGTTAGCTATCTTAACATTCGTGCCACCACTACCTGCTTTATCTACAATGGTATCTACATTGAGTTGACTTGTCATACGATACTCCAATAACCATTAACAGTAACTGTCGCTGATTGTGTTATAGGTCCAGCACTTACGCCATTTTCATCTGAGTCTATGGTTATGTCTGCACTAATAGTCTGACCATTTAATCTGATTATACTATTGTTTCCCTTAAAAGGATACCTCGTATCTGACTCATTTTTTGTGTAAGAGTTGGCAACTGTAAAGACATCATAAACGACCATTTCTACTATGTCATTTAAACTGGCTGCTTGAACTAATACAACAGTCGTACCAGTAGTTGCAGTATAGTCTGTGCCTGGTACAAGCAATACACCATTTTGATAGACATCCATGTATCTTGAATCATTGTAACTTAGAGATAAAGAATTAGCATCTGAACCACTGAAGCTCGTTTGACTAGCGGTTGCTTGATACTGAAACCTACTTCTTACTCCAAAATTTTCTGATCTTCCTATATATGGCATAATTAACCTTTAATTTCTTTTATAGTAAATATGAATGGACAAGACCATCCATAAGAAGTGGTGTCGCCATGTGATTGAACAAAATCATAATTAGTTCCAGAAGCCTCACAACGAAAATGTATTGTATATGTTCTAGCAGTTGTGTTACTTGCTGGAATAAATCCTCTCATGGTCATTTGATCTGGATCATTTGCATCATAATGTGAAGCTCTATGTGCTATTGTGCATCTATTTCTACTTCCTAATTCTTCGCCTACAAAAACATCTGCTGAATTTGTTACATCATAAAATTTTGCTTGTTGTACT